CAAGCCTACTTCGCTTGCCAGAGACCTTGTTACTTTGCAGGAGAGAGGATATAAGGTGGAGAAGTGCTGTTGCGTTGATATGTTTCCTAATACGGGGCACGTTGAGACAGTCGTGTTGATGTCAAAGGTAAAATAGGGATAGCCGTCAAAAGGCTTGAAATAAAGGGTTTTAAGACCAAAGGTAGCATTTTTGAGTGCTGCTTTTGGTCTTTCTTTTTCTTGTCGGTGGAAACCTATCGAAAGGCTGAAAATGGTAGGGTTGTGGCTACACTTTTGATATGGGGGTAGGTTGTGAATACACTATTGTTAAAGGGGTAGGTTGTAGAAACACTATGGTTAAAGGCATAGGTTGTGGAAACACTATGGATAAAACTATAACGGCGGCTTTTCAATGCTTATCGGCTATAATGTATAAGTACAAACAGCCAGTTTGCTTGTATCTGAATACCCTATGCTCTTGAGTCCAGCTTTTTCTATGTCAAGACGTCCACCACCGATACCAGAGCATAAATCTAAAAAAGTCTTAATTTTCATTGTCTCAATCCTTTATTGTTTCCATGATGTCTTCTAACCTACAATCCATAGCTTCGCAGATTTTGAGAAGAACATCTGTTGTGATGTTGGCACCTTTACCGAGTTTGGCAATGGAAGCTGCACTAATTCCGGCAGCCTCCTTAAGGTCATTTCTGTTCATTTCTTTGTCTATTAACATTTTCCATAATTTATTGTAACTGATTCGCATAATCAACCTCCTTGCTTTACAACCAAAAATCAAAAGATTCTTCTTGCTGTTTTTCTGTGAGATAGTTTTTCAAGAGTTCTACATCTTTACTGATATCTCGTGGTCTGATTCGATTGATAACCTTTTCTTCAACCTCTGGAGTCCAGTAGATTTTCAATCTTTCCCTGGCTCTCGTGATAGCAGTGTAGAAGATATTGTGTGTCACAAGTTCCTCAACTTCGTCAGTAATAACTATCTTTACAGAGTCGTATTCAAGACCTTGCGCTTTATGAATGGATACTGCGTAAGCAATCTGGAATGGTACAACAGTGAGTGAAATACTTTCATCTCCATCTTCATCAGCACTCTTTAATTTGTGTACGCAAAATCTGACTAACGATTTTTCTTCGCTTTCCCAACATTCAAGTAGTTCGAGATTAATACGCCAGAGATCACTTTCATCCACCACCTTGGGTATCTCAACATCAAACTGAATGCGTTCTTCATGAGTATCTGGATTTAGGATTTCAATTCCTTTTATGATTCCCTTCATGTTGTTGTGTATGATAGGGAAGAACCTATCTGAATCAAGGAAGAGAATCGGATCTCCGACTTTGTATTGTTGAATGTCCCATTGAACTGCAGGGTTAGGATTACTTTCCTGTAAGAATCGATTGATGTTGTTAATTCCGTATAAACCGTCATAATTCAGACAGAGGATAGCCTCGCCAGGGTCAAGTGAAGAGAGTAGGGTTTCATCCACTTTTAAGGAATAACTTTCTCGCTCGATGACTTCCTTTGCAGTATCATCCATTTGTCTAACCTTATCCCATAGTTCAAGTAGTCGTTCATCCTTGGTTCGATGAGGCTGGGTAAGTTCAAATACAGCACTTTCTGGTAAAAATGATTTTAGTACCGAGAACCAGTTTCCAAACTGAATAGCATCAATCTGATAAGTATCTCCAACTAGTAAAAGCATTTCAAATTTTGCCTTTTGAAGAACCTCGACCATATCTTTATTGCTTACGGTACTACACTCATCGATAACCAATAATTTATATTCAGTAGAAAAGCCTTGTCGCTTAAAACTTTCAATTGTTGAAAAAGTAGTATTTTCAGCATCAATCTTTCGCATCAGGTTCTCTTTGGCTGGATTTGTTTGTGTAAGGTATAATTTAGCTTCGTCTTTCAAGTAGTGAGAAACATGATTTATTAGTGTGGATTTACCTACACCTGCAGAACCATATATCACACCAACTTTTGATTCCGAAAATATACGGGTGATGATGTCTTTCTTTTCATCGCAGTCAATTTCGTAATCATCGAACAGCAGCCAAAATTCAACATCGGCACTGTAGTTCTCGATACCTGCTTCTGCTAACTCTTGTAATCTCTCAATTACTTTGCAGGTATCAAGTTTGTAATCGTTTATAAATACTTGATTGTGTTCAAGCATCAAATCACTTTCAGGTCTGTGTCCCGAATAAAGGCTATCGTTATACTGTTCGATAAGTCTTGGGTAATCAGGGAAATTACCTAGTTCATCAACATCAGTAAAGAGCTGTCCTCTACCTTCAGTGTTATTTCTTATAAATCTTGCGAACAATTCCGGGCGTTTGTCTTTACATGGAATACAATCAAAAACGGCACTTAATTTTGGATTATGACCAACAGGAGATCTGTTAAATGGTAAAGAATCAAACTGCCTGCAACCGTTTGATAAGTACAAATTTGAAAGGTGGCTGTTTCCGGCGTGTATCCATTCTTCATAGTATTTGCTATAGTATCCGTCCGAATATTGGCCTTTAATAATAACGTTGTTCATGTTGTAAAGCAGATATCGTAGCACGTTTTTACCATTTTGGCCTTTTCGTATAAGCTTTCTACATTCATCTAAAATTGGAATAAACACCGTAGATTTAAGGTTGTTTTTCCATTCGAGAGTAATCCTATCATAGGCGTTATCTGGGAAGTCCATCAGAGCAGTCAAGGTGTACCTTGTTCTAGTAAGGAACTCGCAGATTAGGCGTTGCTCTGGATATGGTACTCTTTTTTTCTCGCCTTTTATCAGTTTGATAAAATTTTGGAATTCACAGTCACGAATGGATACCTCCCAGCCGTCAATAATGATGATAGGCATTGTTTTTCCTAATATCTCAATAGTTTCATGTATGAGATGAAACTTTGATGCGTAATTGCTTTTGATTGGAAGCTTGGTAAAAGCAATTACTCTGTTAGATTTGGATTTGTTTTTTCTATCATCTATTGGTGTAAATGTGATTTCATAATATATGTGTCTGTTTACAAACAGTGGTTTGATTTTCTGAACATAGTATTTATCATTTTTATCGGCTTTGAACTCCACAGGATATCGTTCTATTTTTTCAGAAATCTTTTTATAGTATTCCTGTAAGGTGTCATCTAAATGAAGAGGGAACTTCTCTAAATTATGTAGTACCTCAATACCAAAGTAGTGCCAGATAAGATTCTTCGCTTCTAGCAGGTATTGGTAATACTTAAGCATTAATCGTTCGGAACCGTCTTCATCCAATGTATATTGTGTGGTGACTACTTCTAGGTAATTATGGAATTTATATAAAGTGTATAGTTCACTGTTTATCTGTGCAAACTCTGTGGCCTTTGCTATGTTTTCGGCAGTGATAGGTATTTCTCTGCCGTTGGCATAAAACTTGAGCATGATGTGATTTACGAACTTTGTCAGCTGCTCTAAAATGTCCTGAGAAATAGCACCACGAGAATTGTTTTCTATTTCATCTAAATGTCTACATATGACGTTGTCTATTTTACGGATGGATTCATCAATCGATGGCATCAACATCCTCCTTTCCGATTAATAATATTCTCCATCATCCCAATCATCGATAAATGCATCATACGGAAATGTTCCGGCAAACTTGTCGGGATGAAGCTTTACATACAAATTGCGTATTTTGGTTCTGGAACTTCCTAAAAAAGGAGTCGCAGAGCCACTGACTAAAAAACTGTTGCTTATATTGTTTAATTCGCCAAGTAAACCAAAAATATACGATTTTAAAGATGGATCAGAAAATGTATCTGCTTTTGACATCCATTTAGTTTCGTACAAGTCTTTTATTTTACATGGCAGAGTCATGTCGATTAATGATGTAGCATAGTTTTCTCCAATGAGAGTAACCATGATTTCGTCATAATCTGCTGTGAATTCTTCAAGCAGTAAATTGTCTTCAGAAGAATAGGGGGATTCATCTTCCTGTACTTCTGGAAGTGAGACACTTGTTGTTCCGGTAGCATTGTTGCCCTCTAATCCATTTAACAGGTTGCTTACTGCTTTACCCCACGCATCGGCTACTGCCTGTCCAGATGCCAGTATCTTTTCTTCAAAAATATCATGCGGGGTTTTATCAGCACTCTTCGGAGTGCTTTTTCTTTTTCGTGAAGCAGCAACTGTAAGTATTTCTTCAAACAGGTACGCAATTTTTTGTGAGGCATTATATAGGTCAATGTCATCTATATAAGGTTGGAAAGCATCGCACAATCTTTGAGTTGTTGCTTCTGGGAAATCATCCAAATATGAAATGAACTGTTCTGGTTCTATATGTGGTAGTACACGCTGGGCTATTTTAGTAACTTGTGTTTTACCATTGTAATAAGCCTTAAATGTGTTTTCGCTTATATCTTCAATTTGTAATAAACCATCTTCGGTAATGATTGTTTCAAAAAGTGTTCTAGTAAAAACATGAGTGCTATATGAACCACCGATGATGGGTTTTAGTATTTCTGCAAATTCTGTGAATTCCATAATTCACCTCTTTCTTCATTTCAACCCAAGACTACCGAAGACTACCCTGCACTACCAGGTTCTACCAAACCAATAGTCTATACTCGTAAGTGTAAAAAACAAGCAACAAGGTGCTTGCATAAGTTCGATGGGTCTGTGGGAATTTGTCTATTTACTATTATATCAGAAAATTTGCATAATTCTACACAATCCCGTGAACAAATTATGCGTTCGCAAAGAAATGCTCGTTTATACATATTTTTGGTTCATCTCAAAATGATCTGACATTGATTTTGATATATAAATCATTGTGTATCAAACTGAGTGGCAGACACTCAAATATTAAATATCACAAGGCCTGATTAGCTATAAGGGCATTGGGATACAGATATCGGCATCAATCACGGGACAACCTGTGAAAGGTGCGATAGAGGTACCCTTATTTCCTTATGCCCTTTTTCAGGCTTGATGGGTCGGTACTTCTATAAGCACCGGCCCTATTTGTTTCCTATGAAGAGATTGATGCTGCAAATGCAGCTGCTCTTTCAGGCAAACTTCTGCAGATGGCCAATGGTGCTATCTGTAACGAAGAAAAATCGGTATTACATGGCCGGAGTGACGTCCGAAGGCTTGGATACATATTATTACCAATTAAATTTGCAGAGGCCGTGAGGTCGAGTGCAGATGGGTGATAAAAGTATCCCTAGTCAAGTGCGCTCAATTTCCGGCTAGGGAACTCAAAGTCTTTCTGCTTTTCGACCTGCACAGGTCAGAAAAGGAGACAAGACAATGAGAGTAAATAATTCTACAACATTCACACGTAACTTTAATGGCGAGGCAATCAAACCTAACGAGGTAATGGTTCCTTTTGAGTACACAGAACTTGAGGCAGAAAAGGTGGTTAATCCAGAGTGCATCAGAACAATTGAGACTGCTGGACAGTATTTCAAGGTTATCTATAAGGCGGTTCCACAGGAGTGGGCAAAGAGAGCAAAGTCAGCATTTAATCTTGTTCAGAATGAGGCTCTTGGGCATTATAGTATTTCCAATTCCGTATCTATGGATATGCTTGAGGATGAGTATGGTATGGCACTTGCAAGCGCACCATCAGCAGAGGATCTGTTAATGGAGCAGGAAGATACAAATGAGACAGTTGCTACATTTGTTGAGTTGGTATCGTCAGTTATCGAGAAGTCACCTAAGATTGGTTATGCTGTACTTTTACTTCATACGGGAGTTAAGGGAGAGGAGTTCTATGGAAAGATGAGACTTACACATGGACCTGCTAACAGAGTCCGCCAGGAGGCAGAAAGCATCTTGAAAGACGGACTTGCAAACTTTGATGTTAATTCCATTACTGGATACAAGAATCAGTTTAATGATGTCTACAAGGAAGAGGCATATGCATTGCTTAATGCCATCGTAGAGATGTTCAAGTAATATAAAAACAGATATGGCACCGTGGGAAAGAGCGCATTCCTACGGTGCCATATTTTTTGTAATTTTTATTAAAAAGTGGTAATATAATTATTATAAAATTACGATAATGCTAATGTCAAATAAAATATTTTAGCATATATTTATATAAAAGTCAATCTTGTATTTTTGCGCAGACTGGTTATAATATAAGTAAGAAAGTGTATGCTTTCTGTTGGGGTTACGAAGCCCACCAAAATCGTATTAATAGAGGTTACGAAGCCTACCAAAATCGTATTAATAGAGGTTACGAAGCCTATCAAAATCGTATTAATAAAAGGAACAGGCTGTGCTTGTTCCTTTTGTTGTTTGGAGATACTATGGATTGGATAAATGTTAATGAAAAATACTTAGATTATTTAAGAGCATTTGAAGGAAGAATACCAAGAACAGATTATGGCTCTGATAAATACAAACCATTTTTTGGAATCCTTTTTGAGGATGATGACTTTTACTACATAACGCAGGTTTCACATGCGCAGCCTAGACACGTAAAGATGAAGAAACAGCCAGACTTTTTCAAAATATACGATCCACAAGAGTTGTCTAGATTAATAGCTGTTGTTAATTTAAACTATATGTTTCCTATACCAAAAAATGAGGTGACTCCTTTTGTTAAGAAGGATATTGATACATATAGAACCTTTAAGTCAGAAGAAGAGAAAAGTAAGTATATTGATTTGCTCGATTCTGAAATGAAAATGATAAATACAATGAATTTGTCAGAAGCAGCAAAGGACATATATGAGAAAAAGTATATATATCCTGAATCAAGATTGGCTCAAAGATGCCTGGATTACAAAGCATTAGAGGAACATGCCAAAAAGTGGAAAACTGAAGAATAACATAGATATGGCACCGTGGGAAAGAGTGCATTCCTACGGTGCCATATTTTTAGATTTCATTTAATCTAGCATATTCTCCAAAGAGGGATATTGCTTTTTGATTGTAAGTCAAGGCGGCTTCCTCTTTGGTATTAAAGTAACCCAGATGATAATAATGACCGTCTTTATTAATATAACTACGATATTTATTTTTGCTTTTTGAGAAGCTGACACCCTTATACCCCGTGGTGTTGTCAGAGCGAACTTTTGTATTAAACTCGTTTTGTTGCTTTTTACATAATCGGAGATTACCAAGTGTGTTGTTTAATGGATTTCTATCTATGTGGTCGACATAGTCTCCCTTTTGAGCTTCTGTGATAATACGGTGTAGTTTTACAGCCTTACCGCCAGTACGACTCATCACATATCCGGTTCCTTCCATACACCATGTGTAGGGTATGACCAATTCTAATGATTCTGTAGATATCACTGTAAAAAGACCGTTCTTTAAATATATAGCGGTGTATTCTCCGAAGGTTTCAAAATCATTTTTCGTAATAACCACCGCCTAATCTTTTTTATAGAATGGGCATTCATAACCATCGGCTCGAAGTAACAAGCCACTGATCCATGGTGGGGTTCTACCCATTTGTTCACAGATAGCTTCAACTGAAACATCAGGACTACACTCGATTATCAATTCATCGTGAACACTTCCTACGATAAAGGTATGTGCCAAAGTTCTCATAGCATATGCAAGTATGTCGCGGCTGATTGCCTGAACAATATTCTCGACAAACTTTGGACCGTAGCTTTCAATTCTAGTCCACTTTCCCGTGTTAATACCTTCATAGGTTACAGATTCTGAACCGAACTGATTAGTTCCCATTTTAGGTTTTACATAGCAGAGTCTTCTGCCGGATGGAAGGTCGATAAATAACATACCACTCTGATAATATATTTTAAGAAATCCAACCTCGCAGGATTTCTTCTGAATGACTGCCTGCTTTACGGCTGAGTCTATCTGCCACCAGAAAGAAGTAATGTTGCTGTTGGCATTTCTCCATGCATCTACAAGTGGCTGTAATTCTTCTTCCTCAAGACCCATTTCAATAGCACCCATAGCACGAAGGGCTCCAACCGAACCACCATAGCCAAGTGCTAATTCTGCGATTTTTCCTTTTTGCCTTAAATGGGCATTCTGTCCGTGCTTTTCAACTGGAACCTTAAACATCTGACTGGCTGATGCACAGTAGATATCTTTTCCCTCACGAAATACATCAATGCGCCACTTTTCGTTAGCAAGGAACGAAAGCACCCTTGCTTCGATAGCAGAGAAGTCGGCAACGATATATTTGTATCCGTCTTTAGGTACAAAGGCTGTTCTTATGAGTTCAGAGAGAACTCCCGGAACATTGTCATATAAAATATCAAGTGCATCAAAGTTACCATCCCTTACAAGGGAGCGAGCCTCTGCAAGGTCAGACATATGATTTTGAGGTAGGTTCTGCAGCTGTATTCCACGTCCTGCCCAGCGCCCGGAACGATTCGCTCCGTAAAACTGAAAGCAACCTCTGGCACGTCCATCCTCACATACCATGTTGGCCATAGCTGTGTATTTACTAACTGATGATTTTGCAAGCTGCTGACGGCATTCCAATACTTCAGTAGTGGTTTTATCAGCATTCGATAATAATTCTTTCACAGCCTTTTTATCAAGACTTTCTGTTTCGATTCCATTATCAGATAACCAATCCTTCATTTGAGCCACGCTGTTGGGATTATCAAGACCAGTTAAATCCTGCATTCTACCCATAAGAGCATCCTTTGTAATGGCATCAAGGTTTACTGCATTATCTACAAGCTGCATATCAACGGCAATGCCACGGTCATTGATTTCCTGGTCAAGATGGTATTCATCCCACACAAAGTCAGGAACGGGGAAAAGACGGAGCTTATCCTTTATTGCAAGTTCTACCTCGACATCACGGATATTGTAGGACTTAAATACATCCCACTTGTCAGGTGCGTGTTCAGGAAGGTTTCTTTCCCTGCCACCATTGGTCTTGGTAGGCTTGCAAGGAACACAGAAATAACGAATGAGGTCTTTACCTTCTTTCATTTTCTGATCCTGCAATTTAAGAACAGCACCGATGCCTTCGAGGGATAATGGAAGTCCCATGTATGCTCCCCATATTCTTGAACACTTCCAAGCAGAAGGGTCAAGGTAGTGACTTACGGTATCTCCATCAATGCTGTAGCTTACGAAATGTTCTGGATGGTGTTTACGCAAATACTCCGATAAGCAGATTCTTTCAAATGAAGCATTGTATGCCCATTTTTCGATTCTGTTATCGGAGAGTGCAGCAAGTATGCTTTCAGGTATCTCTTCGCCCTGTGCAAGGTCAATCACCTGCACAGGACCATTGTCTAATGAATAAGCGAAGAGAAGTATCTCAAAGTTTGGAGACTCAGCATACTTGTAAACACCACATTTTTTAAGGTCAGCATCTGAGAAGGTCTCGATGTCGATACTGATATTTGAAAATGTGTCTGTGTTTACATTCTGTGAAGTCATATGCCGCCTCCTTATTTCTTTTCAGAAAATCTCTTATTGAGCCATTCTGCATAATCACGGTCAACATTCTTGGTACCGTAGATTTCATCAAGAAGCTCGTCATCGTCCATTTCCCAAGGAAGATAATCCTTACCAAAGTGACCGCCGGAAGATACAAGGTTGTAATCCACATCCAAAAGGTGGAGTGCCTTGATGATGCCCTGTGGGGTTAAGTCATAGTTGGCTTTGATGTATCTGTCGATGCATTCAGGACATACCTTTGCAGTTCCGAAGGTCTCTGCCACAACGGATACGGGTCTTGCTTTTCCGATAGCATATGCAATCTGAATTTCACATTTATCACAGTATCCGGCACGGACTAAATCAACAGCAATCTTACGAGCCATGTAAGCTGCAGAACGGTCAACCTTTGATGGATCTTTTCCAGATAAAGCACCGCCACCGATTCTTGCAATTCCACCATAAGTATCACAGGCGAGTTTTCTTCCAGTAACACCACAGTCAGCCTTTGAGCCACCGATAACAAATCTGCCTGTTGGATTGACAAGCATTTCAAAATCTGTGTTTAGTCCATATTCTGATGCGACAAGAACCATAAGGCTTTTGATTACCTTACGCACACTCTTAAGGTCTGCATCTGCATCGTGCTGAACGGAGCAGAGGAAGGTAGTGATTCTGTCTGTGTCATAATCATAGGATACCTGCGCTTTTGCATCCGGCATAAGCATAGGACAGTTAAGTTCCTCAAGTCTCTGAATAAATGTTGTAGCAACTGCGAAAGGCATAGGAAGAAACTCTGCGGTCTCATTGGTAGCATAACCATACATGATACCCTGGTCACCTGCACCACCTTTATCTACACCCATTGCAATGTCAGGAGATTGCTTTGTGATAAGACCTCTTACATCAACAGAAGAGTAGCCGAGTTTATCAATTCCGATTCTGGCCATAACCTCCATTACAAGAGCCGCGTAATCAGGAGAGTGCTTGCTTGTGATTTCTCCTGCAATAATAACAGTCTCATTTTTAATTAATACTTCTACGGCAACACGGCTATCCTTATCGTGTGCCAAACAATCTGTAACTATGGCATCTGCAATCTGGTCACAAATCTTATCCACATGACCGCGAGATACCTGCTCTGAACTATAAATTCTACTCATTTGAAAATTCCTCCATAAATTAAAATTGGGTGGCGGCAGAATATTTACCACCACCCGTTTGCAAAAGTTTTAGGGTATTAACCCAGGAACAAGGGGCTTAGTTTAAGAAGTCCTCATCATCCTCTGTATCGAAATCGTCCTCTGCTCTAGACTTGCCGCCGAGAGGTGTGCCATCAGAAATCTTCTGAAGGTTGTTAAGTCCGCATGCGATACCACGGTTGCCGTTTACATTGTAAGCATAGAGGTTGATGGAAGCTCTGCCTTTCACACCAGAATACATTTCGCTTCTGTCAAGGATAGGGTTACGGTCTGCATCAACGATGCCAGGAGCAGTGCCGGAATTGGCATTGATGAAATAGCTGTTAGCATAGGTTTCATCGTCTGGTCTTTCAAGGTCTCCGTCACGGAGTGGAGTCTTGATTGCTGTAAGAGGAGGTACTGACTTGCCATTGCCCTTAAGCTTTGACTGTCCTTCCTCGTATGCTGCCTGAATAGCTGCCTTGATCTTCTCGATTGTAGCGATGTCTGACTTAGGGATGATAAGTGAAACGGAGAACTTAGGAGTGCTTCCGTTGATAGACTTTGCGTCCCAGCAGTTTAAGTAACTGAAAGTTGTGTTAGGTCCTGTAATGACCTTTGTTGGATTCATAAATTTTGCCATGATAATTTTCTCCTTTACTCTTTGAAATCTTCTTGTGCTGTATTTTTCATAGCCGGGCGTTTATCCGACTTTGAAACTAATGTTGGTTTGCCGGGTGGTTTTGTAATCATGCCACCAAGCAGTTCTTCAAACTTCTTCTTTCCGAGAAGTGAAGTCATTGCTGTGATGCCGAGTAGTTTCTTCTCATAAGGTTCGAAACCTGCATCTGCGACTGTATATGCAACAGCCTCTTCATCTGTGTACTTGCGATTGCTCCTGCCTTCAACAACTTTGAAGTTCTGATACTCTTTACCCTGCAGAGCCTGATTGAGTGCATATTCCTTGACATCCTCTGCCCAGGAAACAAGCTGGTCGACTCTCATAAGGATTGCTTCAACTTCGTGGTCTTCAAGTGTTGATGGCATTTCAAAATCGTACTTTGCCATTTCGAGATTGAACTCGGCTCTCTTTCTGCAGGTTGCCTTAACCTTACAGAACTGACAGTGGTCACCTGCCTTGAACTCGCCCTCGCCCTTCATTGCAATAGCAGCAGTAGGGGAGAGAACTTCGTCTGCCCATTTGAGAAGGTCATCCTTTGACATCTCATAGATGCTGACATTCTCACGTCTTGGCTGGTAGATAGCCATGCGAATGGTGTCGATATTGTAGATCCCGTCGAACATATCAATCAGTCCGAGGGAGTAGCACATAAGCTGTGGGTTGCCACCGAACTCTTCAGACTCGGCACTGACCATGATTCCAAGACCGTGCTTGTAATCGATGATTTCTGCCATGCCATCTGTTAAGAGAATGCAGTCGGCTGTACCCGTGCCACCTTCTACCCATTTGGAGAAGTCCACCTTCTGTTCGATAAGAACTTCTGTATCCGGGCAAGTCTGCTTTGCCTGCTCATATTCCTGCATTACAAAGTCTGCGTATCCTTCTGCGCACATCTGCATCTCTTCATCGTAGTAATCAAGATTCTCTGTCGGATCTTTGACATCACGGCCTAGAGTCTTTTCTACAAGGTAGGCGCATAACTCGTGTGCATCAGTGCCTTGTGCGGCATATGGACTTGACTGGTCTTTGATTTGGGCATTTAACTTGGCACTTGGTGGACAGCTTAACCATCTGTGCGATGCTGAAGGGGAGAGGAATGCGTGTGCGCTCATCCAATCACCTCCAGGTCTGCCATCAAGTTTGCGTAGTCAGATTCCTGAATATCAGAAAGTCTGCTTGCACCGTACTTGGTGATGAGAGCCTTTACTTCAGCTGTATGTCCGGCATGGCTTTTAGCTGCAAATGCCTTTCTTACATCCTCAAAGCTGTAGGTAGGTGTCTCATCCTTTACCTCTTCAGCCTTTGGCTCGGCCTTCTTGGTTGTTGCCTTCTTCTTGTCCGTAGAGGACTTGGTTTCTTTTGCCTCAACAGCAGGTACATCGGTTGGTGCTTCTGTGGTCTGTTCAGCAAGCTGTGGAAGGACTTCCTTTAAGAGTCTGCCAAGCTTTGCAACCTTGTCGGCACATTCGACAATGCCATCGAGGAGTTCATTAAACTCATTTTTCTCCATTGTCTGTTTCTCCTTTTTCTTTGATGATTCTTAACTTGTGAGCCAGTCTTTTTGATACAACGCTTATGGCTATCAGCGTGTCGATGAGTTCCTCATCCGGGATATCCGGGATAGGAGACTCGCCTGCGACATTCATTTCTTCCTGCATCTGCAGCACCTCTCTTTCCGATTGGGTCTTGCCCTTTCTGACAGCTATGTATTTGGATTTGCTAAAACTCCCAATTTCGAGAAAATTTTTTGAAATTATTTTTTCGAAGTGGTGTTTCATCATCTGCTGACAGGGGATATGTATTTGAAAAGGGAGAAAGTCCTAATTTCGACATGAAAAAACATCCCGTGTGAGAAACAACATGGGATGTGGAAAATAACATAGGAAGATTTACCGCAACATCTGATGTCCCGGCTATGTGGAGTATGTGTGTTTTAACATAGTATGTTTACGGGATGTTAGGGATGTTGCCGCCGACATACGGATGTGGGAGATGTTTCTTTATTTATGATGAAGGTTGTCTGCCACATCCTATGTTGCGGTCGACATGCAATGTGGGAATGCAACAATTGAATAATGAGAAGGTTAGAAACGACATCGCTATGTGTGACAGAACATACGATGTCGTTTTTTGTCCCCGGACAGAAAGGACAAAAATATGTGAATGCATTAAATAAGGAAACATTACAGAAAAAATAAAAAATTTTGAATTTTGTCACACCAAATTGGGAGTTTTGGACTTTTTCAATACATAGCTGTCGGAAGGAGCAATCCTTACTAATTTTGGAAAGGAGAAAGAACCTATGGGAATCGGAAGATACAACAGCGAAGGCTATAAGGATCTGGTGCCACAGATGGCTATTGCAGAGATTGAGAAGGCAGAAAGAAAAGAACTTCATAAGTGGAGACCTCTTGTATATATCTGTTCGCCATTTTCGGGAGACATCGAAGGAAATACACAAAAGGCAAGAGATTATAGCCGTTTTGCAGTGGACCAGGGAGCAGTTCCTTTGGCACCACATTTATTACTTCCACAGTTTATGTCTGAAAAGACAGAGAGGGAACTTGCAATGTTTATGGATATGGTATTCCTCGGCAGATGTGAGCAGTTGTGGGTGTTTGGCAGCAACATTTCAAAAGGAATGGCTGCAGAGATTGAAAAGGCAAAGCAGAAGAAAATGAAGATCCGTTATTTTATGGAAGATTGTATGGAGGTTAAGTAATGGAAGAAACAAGAGAAGTAATACAAGACAGAATGATTTGTGGTTTGGCCACAATCCTGCCAATTGATAAGTTTGTTTGTATGAAAGCCTATATCGAACATTTGTCAGATGCAGAATTTAATCGTTTTGCAGAAGAGATGAAGGGATATGCAAAGGAAAACTGCTCAATAAAAGAGTATGCAGAACTTCAGTTGGCGGCAAGAAAAGCATATGGAGTCACATCGGATAATTCCGCATTAAATATTCTTCCGCTTGATATTATGTCGGAAAGAAATGCCAAAGAAGTATGGGATGAAATCGACTCTCACACTCCTTCGGACAATATCTATCTTACTGCGGAGGATGACAAGGAAATCATTACTCTTTGGGAACACAACAAAACAGAAGATATCACAATTCCTTCTGATTTGTTTTTTGCAAATACAGTTCCGTTGCTTGATATGAGAGTAACCATTGATGAGTCGGATTTGGAAAACGGTGGTGTGTATCCTTGCAGAATTATCATCTTTGAGGATTATGCAGATAGGCTGAAAGGTCTTAGAGATAATGCGGCGGCAATGGTAGGTGCTGTGATACCGGGAGGACTTGCAAAGTACAGTATGTTCATACCAATTCTTGCAGTCAGAGGGGTGGATGCACTTGCCTTTGGTGGTGTTGGACTTCGCAATTATGATCCTGAGTATGTTGAATATCTGAAGAAGAATTCCAGTATTTACGATGTTAACAGAGTTGCGCATGCCTTTATGGAAACATGGTATGGTATCCAGATTGCTCTATTGCATCCAACGGTTAAGAACATCTTTAAGGGTGGACGCAAGGAAAGAGATGGCGAGGCAAAGTTCGATAAAAAGCCGGGAACAAAAAGACCTGTGAGATACATCAAAAAGCGTGTCATCAATAAAGATGATATTCAGAGATGTCTAAACGGTGATGGAGAGGCAGTCAATCGACATACGCTTGTTTGGTATGTTATCGGACATTGGAGAAAACTTGCAAATGGAACAAAGCAGTTCATCAAGCCTTATTGGAAAGGTCCACTTCGTGAACTCAAGATGGCACTTGATGATAGGGAAAGAGAAATCGTGACGGGAGGAACAGCAAATGCCTGAATTAAAACAAGAAATCAGATTATGGGTTTCAAGTGGATGCGGCAATCAGAAGAATTGCAGATATCCATATGAAAAAGTGGTAAGCACAACAGAGGACTTAAAGACAGCTGTAGCTTTTGACCATACTTTCATCAGCTTTAAGAGCAATTATCGTAATGAGGATAATTTTGAATTTGCAGACGCACTTGCTGTTGATTGTGATAACGGACACACGGACGAAAAGGACAAATGGATAAGAAGTGACGATATTGCGATGGCTTTCCCGGATGTTTCTTTTGTTATATACACAAGCCGTAATCACATGAAGGACAAAGGGTCATCGGTTGCAAGACCAAGATTCCATGTAATCTTTTTTATCGACAGAATTACAAGTGCCGCTGATTACAAAGCACTCCTTAAGAGAGTGCAGGATTACTTTCCATATTTTGATACCAAAGCTTTAGATGCTGCGAGATTTTTCTATGGAAATGCAGACTGCGAAATCACGGTACAGGAAGGTAATACAAATTTAACACAGTTTTTTAGTGAAGAAGATGCTTTCGCCAATATGGGTGAGGAGATTCAGGAAGGCAGCAGAAATGCCTCGATGTTCAAGTGGGCAGTACGCTCAATGAAACGCTATGGGAATACAGAAGAATCCAAAAAGTGCTTTTACTTGCAGGCGGAAAAATGCAATCCACCACTTGATGATGAAGAACTTCAGACCATATGGAGAAGTGCTGCAAGGTACTATAAGAAAATTGCCAGTCAGCCGGATTATGTGCCACCGCAGGAATACAACAATCCTGGACCAACGAAGTGGGTAGAACCTATTCCATTTAGAAAGTACAAGATGGAGGAGTTCCCGGTAGATGCCCTTCCAGCTGATCTTGCTGATTATGTGATTGAGGCATCTGAAAGTACACAGACCCCGGTTGATATGGCAGGTACTGTTGCAATTTCCATGCTTTCAACTTGTGAGCAGGGAAAGATTTTAGTGGAAGGAAAGCCGGACTGGAGAGAACCCGGCAACACCTATGCCGAGATTATCCTGCCACCTTCAGAAAGAAAGTCGGCAATCCTTAATGCTATGACACCGCCTATCAATAAATATGAAATTCAGTACAACAACAGAAATGCTGCAGCTTTAGAAGCCAACAAGATGCAGAAAAGAATCCTTGAAAGAAAGCAGAAGTCCATCGAGGATCAGATTGCAAAAGGCAAGGCAGAGCCGGAAGAGTTACAGCAGATAGCACAGGAAATTGCTGACTTTGTGGAATTAAAACCACTGCAGCTTTATGTGGATGATATTACTACAGAAAAACTTGTATCAGTTCTTTCTGACAATGGTGGACACGCATCCCTTATCTCATCAGAGGGTGGAATCTTTGATACCCTCGCAGGTATTTATACCAAAAATGTAAATATTGATGTCATGTTGAAAGGCTACTCAGGAGATACCATCCGTGTTGACCGTATTGGCCGTGAAAGTGAATGCATCATGCATCCTGCTCTTACGATTCTTCTTATGGCACAGCCGTCTGTGGTATCGGATGCATTAAGCAACACTACCTTCAGAGGCAGAGGTCTTACAGCGAGATTTCTTTACTGTATGCCGGACTCCAATGTCGGAAAGAGAAAGTATCGCAGTAAGCCAGTCAATCCTGAAACCTACAACAGATATGAGCGTCTGATTGTAAATCTTTTAGAAGATGAATACAAGGACGAGCCTGAGATCATTACGCTTTCCACGGAGGCAGATAAGCTGCTTGAGGATTTCGCAGAGGAACTCGAACCAAGGTTAGTTGATGACCTCGCGGAAATTGCAGACTGGGCAGGTAAGCTTGTAGGTAATGTGCTTCGTATCTCTGGTCTGCTTTGCAGGGCATCAGTCATCAGAAGTCATGACTTCCTTGATGTGGCAGAGCCACTTGTGGTGGATGGACCAACAATGAAAAATGCTATCCGCCTTGGCAGATATTACTTAAACCACGCACAGGCAGCTTACTCGGTTCTTCCAGAAGATGCAATGTATCGCAAGGCAAAAAGAATCTTAGATATGCTCCGTGAAAAAGGACTTACGGAGTTTGACAGGAGAGAGGCTATGCGTTATTGCAGAACCTTCAAAACTGTATCGGAAATACAGCCAGTTTTAGATTTCCTCGATGATTACGGATATATTGCGGTAAAGCCAGAACCTGCGACGGGAGTCGGAAGACCTGCTCTTCCAAAATATCTCGTCAATCCATTATGGAAAGCAGAGTAATGTCCTTTTTGTCACACGGCTGTCCTAACGAAGTGTGACAGAAAAAACGCAGTAACTACGGGCAACTCTGAATTTTGTCCTTTTTGTCCTGAACCCTTATATAGGCAAAATTGTAATTATTTATTTATATATAGATTTTTACATTTAAGTCCATTCCTATAAGGACAAGTGTGACAAAAGGACAAAATTCGATAAAGCCTTAAAAATAAAGGATTTTTAGAAAACACAGCTAAAGCATTAATACCAAAATCGACTGTGACATAAATGACAAAATTAAGCAGGTACCCATTTTACATTGTTGGGGGGATTGCGAAAGCAGTTGATAATGCGGCGGCAAAAAATAGGAGGCTGTAAAGCAATGAGAGAAAAATATATAGAACAAAGACTTGTGGCAGCAGTCAAGAAAAGAGGAGGCATTTGTCCGAAATGGGTAGCACCGGGATTTGACGGTGTCCCGGACAGACTTGTATTTCTGCCACATCACAAATTTGGAATGGTTGAGGTTAAGGCACCAGGCAAGAAACCAAGACCGTTACAGGAATCAAGGCATAAGCTGTTTGCGGCATTAGGCTTTAAGGTTTATGTGCTTGATAGGACAGAGCAGATTGAAAATATTCTTGATGAGATTGGAGGGAAAAAGGATGCAGTTCATTCCACATGATTATCAGAAATACACCATTGATTATATGGTAAGCCATCCGATAACGGCAGCCATATTGGATATGGGACTTGGAAAAACGGTGTGTACTTTAACAGCCATAGACAAGCTTATCAATGATGAGTTTGAAGTAAGGAAGGTTTTGGTGGTAGCACCTCTTCGTGTAGCAAGAAGTACGTGGCCGGCGGAGATTGAGAAATGGGATCATCTTAAAAATCTTACTTATTCGGTAGTTCTTGGAAATCCAAAAGAGAGGATAGCCGCACTTAAGAAGGATGCAGATATCTACATTATCAATAGGGAGAATCTTCCGTGGCTTATGGAGCAGGACAAGAAATTGCTTGATTTTGATATGGCAGTTTTGGATGAGCTTTCATCATTTAAGGCAGCATCTCAAAGAACGAAGGCATTTATAAAATTCAGACCTAGGCTTAAAAGAGTTGTGGGACTTACCGGGACTCCAAGCAGTAATGGTTTGATGGATTTGCACTATGAGTTTCGTTGCCTTGATATGGGTGAGAGATTATTTCAGTTTATTGGAAGATACAGAACAGCTTTCTTTCGACCAGACAGATTTAATGGAAATATCGTGTATTCCTACAAGGCACTTCCTGGTGCAGAGGATGAGATTTATAAAAGGATCTCTGATATCACGATATCCATGAAAGCCATCGACCATCTGAAAATGCCGGAACTGATTATCAACGAATATCCCGTCATATTGGATGAGAAGGAAAGAGCCAAATATGATGATATGAAAAATCAGCTTATTATCCAACTTCCAGAAGGAGAGGTTACTGCAGCTAATGCGGCAGCACTTTCAAACAAGCTGTCACAGATGGCAAATGGAGCCGTTTATACAGATGATGAAAATACCATGCATATTCATGACCGAAAACTTGAGGCATTAGAGGATATTGTTGAATCAGCAAATGGGAATCCGATATTAGTGGCTTATTGGTATAAGCACGATTTGGAAAGAATCGAACTTTTGCTTAAAAAGCTGAAAGTGAATTATTCCAAAATCGGAAGTGCCGAGAGTATCGAGAAATGGAACAAGGGAGAGATTGCAGTTGGGTTAATCCATCCTGCATCAGCCGGACATGGCCTAAATCTTCAGAGTGGTGGTTCAACACTTGTGTGGTTTGGACTTACCTGGTCTTTGGAGTTGTATCAGCAGACCAATGCAAGATTATGGAGGCAGGGTCAGTCATCAAAGACCGTTGTGGTACAGCACATAATTGCAAAGGACAGTATTGATGAAAAAATAATGAAGGCATTGCAGCAGAAGGACAGTACACAGAATGCCTTAATCGATGCAGTCAGAGCAGAACTGTAAATCAGAGTCAATCAGAGTCAATCCGTGGGAACTAAAAATTCAAACGGAGGTACTTATATGAGCAGTTTGCATTTAGACCCATATGAGGAACTTGCCAATGCAGTGATACTGCAGGCAGTTAAGGATTATAGGGATGCGCTAAAAACACTTTCAAAGAATCCGATGAGTATTGACGGCAATAAGGTAAAGGGAGAAGTTGAGAGGTTCTTTCATTCGAGACAGTTCTCCATATATACAGACCTTGACCCGAATATGCTTTTGAGGAAACTGAACGAGGAGGTGGCGGCATGACAGCGAAGGAATACTTGGGTCAGGCTTACCGACTCGAAAATAAAATAAGGTTACAGCAAAGAAGGATTGCAGAACTTAGGGAATTAGCAACATCTGTTTCTTCTCCGGGGTTCGAGGAGCATTACAGTGCGACCAGAAACCTTGATGCACCATTTGTGAAAACCTTGGAGCGTATTATGGAATATCAGGAAGAGGCAGATAAGAGAATAGTGCTGTTACTTGATTTAAGGGAGCAGATAAGAACGGGCATCGATGAGATGGAAAGTCCAGACGAGGCTTTGGTTATTGAACACCGTTATATCTACAATATGTCATGGGCAGATATTGGTATAGAGCTAAATGCCGATGAGCGTACAGTACGCAGATGGCATAACAAGGCATTGTCCCATTATCCGATTCCAGAAAATCCAATAAAAATATAAATGCGCCGAAAATGTCCGGGTTTGTCTGTAGATGTCCAAGGGTATATGTGCTATTATGGTATCGTGAAAAAAGAATGACAAAGCGGCAACGCATGAAGCCTTCATGGTGGCAACCCCACTATGAGGGCTTTTATTATGCCCAAATGTCGAATCCAACATGGGTATGTTGCGGATGTGGTTCATGTGTAAATCCAACACGGTATGTTACGGGATGTTGTTTTTAACATGGCTATGTTGCCGCCACATACGAATGTTGAGAATGTGGAAACGGAGGTAGGAATGTGGGATACAGAAAAGTAGGTTATTTAGAACAATGCTTTTACATCCTTCGTTACTGGTTCAGGAAAAGGAGGGATGACCGTGCCAAGAAAGGCTAAGCATCCATGCCATCATCCCGGCTGTCCTAATGTGACTGACGGAAGGTTCTGCGAGGAACATCAAAAGGAAGAGAACAGACGTTACGAGAAGTACCAGCGTGATCCCAACACAAGGAAGCGTTATGGCAGAGCGTGGAAACGCATCCGTGACAGCTATGTTAAGACTCATCCTTTTTGTGAAGTTTGTTTTGAGAAGGGTGTGCTTGTAGAGGTTGAAGAGGTTCATCATAAGAAACCACTGTCAGAAGGTGGTACACATGATAGGAGTAACCTCATCAGTTTGTGCAAGGCATGTCACTCAAAGATCCATGCCGAGCGTGGAGACAGATGGCACGGAAGAAAAAGTGATTCATATGAGTAGAGCATCAGCAGATATAAAAAATATATTTGTTGGTGCTTTTTATATGAAAAGAAATTTGACCTAGGGGGCGGTCTTTATCTCTAGAAAATATTTTTCAGGGCAACGGTGCCGCCCCTTCGTGTGTACTTTTTGCGTTTTTGGAGGGGGTATTAAAACCCTATCGTTAAAATTTTATAAGGAGTTGATGATATGGCAAAAGATGGAACTGCTCGTGGCTCGAACATCAAGGTTAATGCCGGGAGAAAATCCAAGGCATTAGCTGAAAAGGTAGCAACGGGAAATCCTGGTGGTAGAAAACTGAAAGTCATTGATTTGCCGGAAGGGACAGAACTTGAAGGAGCAGATATTCCTGAACCTAGTGCGTACATAAAATCCAAGCAGAAAGCAACAGGCGAGTTTGATGCGGAAAATATCTACAGATACATCTATATGTATCTTAAGGAAAAAGGCTGCGACAAACTGGTGAGTAAACATTTGGTGGAACAGTACGCAATGAGTGTATCCAGACTGATGCAGTGCGAAGAGGCAATATCCGAATACGGATTTCTTTCCAAGCATCCGACAACAGGGGCTGCGTGTGCATCCCCATTCGTGGCAATGGCTCAAAACTATCAGAAACAGGTAAACACAATATGGTACCAGATTTTCCAAGTGGTGAGGGAAAACTGCTCGACAGATTTCAATCCCGATGATGCAGATCCAATGGAGATTCTGTTACGGAGTAGAGGATAAGGAGAATTTCATAATGATAGAAAAAGTTAATCCATGCCACCCGGATAAAGTGGCAGACAGAATTGCAGGTGCCATAGTTGATTTGGCATATGCTACAGAAGATAATCCAAGGATTGCCGTAGAAGTGTTAATTGGACATGGTGTTTGCCATGCGATTATCGAAACCACGGCAAATATTGATGAAAGAGATATCGAAGATGCAATCTTCAGAATTGCTGGGGATATGCAGACAGATATCGTGGTAGTTCCACAGGATGAGCATCTGTCGGATAACCAGAAGGGTGCTATCCGTTGTGGAGATAATGGTATCTTTAAGGGAATGCCATTGACCGAGGAACAGAAAAAGTTATCAAAACTCGCAGGCAGAATTTATGCTGACTACCCAACAGACGGAAAGTACATTCTTGATGGGGACAGACTTATCATCTGCCAAAGCAATGCGGATACAGAAGAACTGAAATCACGATACCCAGGGGCAGAGGTCAATCCGATAGGTGCCTGGGAGGGAGGTACAAATGTAGATACGGGGGCTACGAACCGCAAACTTGGTTCTGATATGGCTGACTCCGTAACAGGTGGTGGTCTTCATGGTAAGGATTTATCCAAAGCAGATGTATCTGTAAACATTTATGCATTCCTTAAAGCACAGGAAACAGGAGAGCCTATCAGTCTTTGTTGTGCAATCGGAGATGAAACAATCGATGGAAAGCCATATGGAGAAATCGTACAGATTGCAAGGGACTTCATCGCAGACCTTGGTGGCTTTGAGGCATTTGCGGAATGGGGGTTATTCTAATGGGAAAACATACAACGGAAATGAAAATGGTTGAGACTTCAAAATTAATACCTTATGTGAATAATGCGAGAACCCACTCACAGGAGCAGGTCAATAAACTCCGGGGGTCTTTGCGTGAGTTCGGTTTCATTAATCCTGTTATTATAGATTCTGATTTTAATGTGATAGCCGGACACGGCAGACTGATGGCTGCGAAGGAAGAGGGCATCGAGGAAGTTCCATGTGTTTTGGTGGATTATCTTACCGAGGCACAGAAGAAAGCCTACATCCTTGCAGACAACAGATATGCACAGGACGCAGGCTGGGATGAAGAGATGTTAAAACTTGAGATTGAGGCATTGGAAGGTATGGATTTTGATGTATCTCTCACAGGCTTTAATGAGGATGAGATTGCAGACCTTTTTGCTGATTCCGAAAGCACAGGAGCAGAGGACGATGATTTTGATTTGTCCGATGCACTTGAGAAAGCTGCCTTTGTGGAAAGAGGGGATGTATGGCAGGTGGGCAGACATAGACTGATGTGTGGCGATGCTACTTCCGCCGAGGATGTTGCTACCCTTATGGATGGGAAGAAGGCAAATCTCATCATTACGGATCCACCTTACAATGTGGCATTTGAGTCATCGGACGGACTGTCCATTAAAAACGATAAGATGGAGAACGATAAGTTCTACGAATTTTTACTCGCAGCATTTAAGAACATGGCCGAGCATCTTGAAAAGGGTGGCTCGGCTTATGTATTTCATGCAGATACAGAAGGACTTAATTTCAGAAAAGCATTCATGGATGCAGGTTTCCATTTGTCCGGCTGTTGCATCTGGGTTAAGAATTCCCTTGTGCTTGGCAGGTCAGATTATCAATGGCAGCACGAACCTGTGCTGTATGGATTTTTACAGAACGGGAAGCATTACTGGAGCAAGAGTGCAGGGCGTTCCCAGACTACCATCTGGAATTTTGACAAGCCAAAGAAAAATAAGAACCACCCGACATCGAAACCACTTGATTTGCTTGCCTATCCGATAGGCAATTCAAGTCAGGAGAATGCCATTGTAATCGATACTTTTGGTGGCAGTGGTTCAACGCTTATGACCTGCGAGCAGACAAACCGTATCTGTTATACGATGGAACTGGATGAGAAATATGCATCCGTGATTCTTCGCAGATATGCGGAGGATACAGGGGATGCGGATAATGTCTATGTAATCCGTAATGGAGAAAAAATAATGTATGCAGACCTTGTGAAGGAGGTTGATTTCGGAGATGGAACAACAGAATAAAGAAACACTGACCCTCGGCAGCCTCTTTGACGGTTCCGGGGGTTTTCCATTGGGTGGAGTCCTTGCCGGAATCAAACCCATATGGGCATCGGAAATTGAGCCGTTCCCGGTAAGGGTCACAACGATTCGATTTCCAAATATGAAACACTACGGTGATATTTCCCAAATGAGTGGTGCAGCAGTTGAGCCTGTGGACATCATCACGTTTGGAAGCCCCTGCCAGGATATGAGCGTGGCGGGGAAAAGAGAGGGCTTGGATGGTAATCGTTCAAGTCTTTTTTATGAGGCAATCAGAATTATAAAAGAAATGAGGGAGGCTACCAATGGAAAATATCCAAGATACATCGTATGGGAAAATGTCCCAGGAGCATTCTCCTCAAACAAAGGAGAAGACTTTAGGGCAGTCCTCACAGAAATCTGCAAAATCAAAGATGAACAGGTGTCTGTACCTAAACCTTCAAAGTGGGAGAACGCAGGACGCATCATGGGAGACAGTTACTCAGTCGCATGGAGACTCCTTGATGCTCAGTATTGGGGTGTACCCCAGAGAAGACAACGTATCTACCTTGTCGCAGATTTTGATGGTGGGAGTGCCGGAAAAATATTATTTGAGTCCGAAGGCCTGTCAGGGTATTCTGCGCAGGGCTTCCAGTCGTGGCAAAGTTCTGCCAACGGTTCTTCAGAAAGCATTGGAGAAACAGGCAATGCTGACAGCTTAATGTTTGAAAACCATTCACAGGATACCAGATACCGAGGACCTTTAGAGGTGGCACAGACTGTTTCTTCTACTTATGGAACAGGTGGAAACAATCAGCCATTCGTAGTTCAGACACCTAAGACTTTAAAAGTCAGATGTGGCTGCGAAGGTGGTGGCAAGGGAGCGTTGATACAGGATAATCTGTCAGCAACCTTAAGCACCAATAATGACCAGACATTATTCCAACCGAGAGCCTATGGTGTGTGTGCGAAGAACAGTAATTCCATGAAATCAGATAATCCGAACAGCGGATTTTATGAGGCAGATACGGCAAGAACTCTTGACGGAAATGGTGGCAATCCTACCTGTAATCAGGGTGGCATTGCTGTTATCGAGGGAAATGGCAGCCGTCCTTCCCACAGGGGAGATGGCTATAAGGAATCCGATGTGATGTATACATTAAATGCAACGGAACAACACGCAGTTGCTTTTGCAGAAGTTCATGCAACATTATCTGCAAATGACGGTCCTAAGGGTCCATCCAGTCAGATGATGAAGAACCCGGAAGAAAACTTTGTGGGAGAACCTTCCTATGGGATTGGCAGACCTGCAATGAACCAGGGATACAATGCAAAGTTCAGTTTCCAGATTGAAGAGGAAGTCGAACCGACACTTGTTGCTTCCGGGGCATCCGGGGTGGCTCATCCAAGATTTTCTTCATCAAAGGCATCCTTCTTTACCGAGGCAAATGAGGAGTGTGCAAATACACTTGTTGCAACGGATTATAAAGATCCACCGATAGTCAATGACGGGGATGATGTCGATTATATCGTTCGCAGACTTACACCGACCGAATGTGCAAGGCTGCAGGGATTCCCGGACTGGTGGTGTGATGACCTTGGCATTCCTGAACCAACGGATGAGGACATTGCCAAATGGCGTGAAATCTTTAACATCCATGCTAAAGCAATGGGAAAATCCACCAAGCCAAAAACTGATAACCAGATCAGAAAATGGTTACAGAACCCACAGTCTGATTCTGCGGAATATAAAATGTGGGGAAATGGTGTGGCTTTACCGAATGTTTATTTTGTTCTTTCGGGAATTATGTATTATGCACAAGAATGTGCCGGGAAATAACGGTATATTTGTGCCTCTGTGAATGCACATAATCGTTGCTTTTACAGGGGTTTTGAGTGATATATGTACATACCAAAAGAAAGGGAGGTACATCACATGGTACTACATTTTAATGTAAAAGGCGAAAGCCGGAAAGCAATGGTAAAAGCAATCGAGAAGGAAATCGGGGGCAAGGCAAAATACCTCGGAGTTCCTTCCTGCGCCTACGAAATTGGAAACTTTACGGTAGGAAAGAATGGCGAATTGGAATTCGGAGATTTTGATGACCTTGATGAAGTCGCACCGATTGTTGATGCCTGCGTTTTGGCAACAGGGGTCAGCCCGGCAGAATGGGAAAATAATGCGACCGAGGAAGAAAATGCCGACACAGGGGCAACGGAGGGCGAAAACGAGCCAACCTGCGATGGAGTCAGCATTTCCGTACCAAGAGACGGATTTACGGATGAGGCACTTGAAAATCTGCACAAGCTGGTGGAAAGCAAAGCACCTCTCATGAAGAAGGCATTTCTTACGGATGACCTTCCAATCATTGAAGAGGAAGATGCGATTTCCTTCCCTTGGTTCTCAAACTGCAATGCCGACTCGGTTTTGCCTTACACAAAATTCATTGCAGCCATCTGCGATATGGCAAAGAATCAGAAGAGAATCACGGCAAAGCCAAGGGAAGATGAGAACGAAAAATATGCATTCAGATGTTTCCTTTTGAGGCTTGGATTTATCGGTGACGAATACAAAGCAGACCGAAAGGTACTGCTTGCAAACCTTTCAGGCAGTAGCGCCTTTAAGGTAGCCAAGAAGGAAAAGACCTACCGTGTAGAACTCGATGGGGATAACTTCAAAACATTTACAGCCATTGATGAATTTGAGGCAGAGCGTATTGGACAAGAAATTGCTGAAGAATATGGTAGTGAGTATTGCTTAGTCGAGGAGGTAACAGAATGATATTTCCAAGCAGAGAGATTGTAGAAAAGGTCAGAAAAGAATATCCGAAGGGAACAAGAGTGGAGCTGGTGCATATGGATGATTTCCAAGCACCACCCATTGGAACAAGGGGAACGGTAAGGGGTGTCGATGACACAGCATCCATTATGGTTTCTTGGGATAACGGTTGCGGACTCAATGTTGTTTACGGAGAGGACGCTTGCAGAAAACTGGACAGCGTGAAGGTTATCTGCTACGGCAAGGAAGAAATGTGGGATACCCGTAAAGAGGCAGCCGACTTCTACCTCAAAGCCATTGCCGGGTCAGAGGGTAGCGAATGTGAACGCTACACCAAGATTTACACGGAACTTTTGATGGGACTTTCCACCTGCACGGATGAAGAATAAACCACCATAATCTACACAATTATCGCAGCAGATGATTGTGTAGTAGTGGTATGGATAATATGTGTAACTAGCGGTAATATGCATACTACCGAAAGGGAAAAACACATTAAGCGGAGGAAAGAACCATGAAGAAAATTGAACTTTTTGAGAAAGCTATCAGAGAGCAGGCACCAAGCCTTAAGGAGAGAGGAATCAACGGAACCTTATTCTGGGCATACCGAAACAGCATCGAGTCGGAAAACGACAAGATTGATTTTGCCGAGGTCATTTGGGACTACGAGGTAAAGGAGATTGCCGACTGCCTTAAGGAAAACGGAATCCATGAATTTACGATTTCAAGCACCTTCTCAAGCCTTATTCCAATCCTTGCAGCCTTTGAAAAAGAGGGATTTAGCATGGCGGGACTTACCGAGGTAAACGCAAGACATAAGGATTGGGAAACAGGAAAGAGAGCAATCCTTCCGGCAATCAGAATGGTAAACTTCTAAAAAGGAAGGCAGAAGAGCCAAAAGGCTCTTTTGCTCGTGGCATAATCTACACAATTATAGCAACAGATATTTGTGTAGTAGTGGTATGGATAATATGTGTAACTAGCGGTAATATGCATACTACCGAAAGGGAAATACACATAAAACGGAGGAAACTACCATGAAAGAATTTACAACAAGAGAGCATTTGGAAGAAGATTTATACGGCTGCATGAACGCAGCGGTTCTGGACTACGGTGACCATGTGATTACGGTTTTGGAACACTGCTTTGAAGGAATCAAGGTTGCGGTTTACGAGTTAATTGAAACCCCGGAAGAGACAGGACTTGGCAGATGCGAATGCAGGCTTTCCAAGATTACCGAGAATAAAGGATATGAGGATACAGGCCATGCGGTTGCTTGGGCATTAGCAGAATTACAGTAAAAAAGAATATGGAAATTGAGCCGGGAGGCTCTTTTCCTCGTTATGGGAGACTCGAAAGGGTCTTTTTTTCGTGGAGGTGATTATGTGAGAAAACTGAAAAAATATAAGCCGACCAAGTTCATGGCAGAGGATTCTCACTATGATAAGGCAGAGGCGGATTTTGCCGTAAGTTTTATCGAAAACCTCTGTCATACAAAGGGTACATGGGCAAGGAAGAAATTCGAACTCATGGACTGGCAGGAACAGATTATAAGGGATGTGTTTGGAACAATTAAACCAAACGGATACAGACAGTTCAATATGGCTTATGTGGAAATTCCGAAGAAAAACGGAAAGAGCGAATTGGCGGCTGCCGTGGCTCTGCTTTTGCTTTGTGAGGGAGAACAGCGTGGAGAGATATATTCCTGTGCTGCCGATAAGAATCAGGCGAAGATAGTTTTTGATGTGGCTGCCGACATGGTGCGGTTTTCAAAATCTTTAAGCAAGCGAATCAAGATTTATGAGTCGCAGAAAAAGCTGGAGTATCTGCCAACAAAAAGCACATATCAAGTGTTGTCAGCCGATGTTTCCAATAAACACGGTTTCAATACACACGGGGTAATTTTTGATGAGTTGCATACCCAGCCAAACCGTAAATTATACGATGTTATGGTACAAGGGTCGGGAGATGCCAGAATGCAGCCCCTTTACTTTTTGATTACCACAGCCGGGAATAACACCGAGAGTATCTGTTATGAAGTTCATCAGAAGGCTTTGGACATCATGGAAGGGAGAAAGCATGACAGCACATTTTATCCTGTGATTTTTGGTGCAGGTGTTGATGAGGATTGGACAGACCCGGAGGTTTGGAAGAAGGCAAATCCGTCACTTGGAGAAACAATCGGTATTGATAAAGTTGAGTCAGCCTGTGAGTCTGCAAGGCAGAATCCCGGCGAAGAAAATGCATTCAGACAGCTAAGGCTTAATCAATGGGTAAAACAGAGTATCCGTTGGATGCCGATGGAAAAGTGGGATGCCTGTGCGTTTCCGGTTAATGAGGATGATCTGGAAGGGCGTGTATGTTATGGAGGTCTTGACCTTTCGAGTACCACAGACCTTACATCATTCTGTCTGGTATTTCCTCCACTTGATGAAGAGGATAAGTATTATATTCTTCCTTATTTCTGGCTGCCGGAGGAGACACTTGATTTGCGGGTCCGAAGAGACCATGTGAACTACGATGTGTGGGAAAGACAGGGATACATTCAGACTACGGAAGGAAATGTAGTTCACTATGGGTATATTGAAAAGTTCATCGAGAGGCTTGGCGAACGGTTTAATATCCGGGAGATAGCTTTCGATAGATGGGGAGCAGTCCAGATGGTGCAGAATCTTGAAGGCATGGGATTTAATGTTGTGGCAATGGGACAGGGATTTGCGTCAATGTCCCCACCAACCAAGGAACTTATGAAGCTTACTCTTGAACAGAGGATTGCACATGGCGGGCATCCCGTTCTTCGGTGGAATATGGATAACATTTTTATTCGTACTGACCCTGCCGGGAATATCAAGGCAGATAAATCAAAATCAACAGAAAAGATAGACGGTGCCATAGCCTGTATCATGGCACTTGATAGAGCAATCAGATGTGGCAATGATACGAGCGAGAGTGTTTACGATTCAAGAGGACTTTTGGTATTCTAATTGCAACCATGTATGATTTTGTAAAATCATATGCCAGCTACAAGTTTATGTGGTAGACTAAGGATATCATATAAAGGAGGCGGATAGCATGGACGAAGAAGGATATGTAAGATTCCTTGAGAGTCAAGGATTATCGGCAAATGGAATAAATACCCGAAAGAGCAAAGCCAATGATGTTATGGATATTATTGGTAAAGACCTGGATGTAATTGTTTCGGATGACGAAGAAATGTATAAGGCAATTATTAAACTTCAAAAAGTCGATGATCCTGCACATACACCAAGACAAAATGCATTAAGGAAGTATTACAAATTCAGAAACGGAAAGGAATTTCCGAGAATAGTAGATTACGAAAGAACAAGAAAATAACGATTATCACATAGAGCATCAATCAGAAATGGTTGGTGCTTTTATTATGCACATTTTTAGGAAGGACTGGTGAGGAATATGGGAATTTTCAGTGGAATATTTAAATCGAGGGATGCACCCACAAACAGAACTGCAGGCAGTGCCTACAGTTTTTTTCTTGGGCAGAGTGCTGCCGGGAAAAGGGTAAATGAAAGAAGTGCCATGCAGACATCGGCTGTGTATGCCTGTGTCAGAGTCATATCAGAATCGGTGGCAAGCCTGCCATTACATCTGTACCGATACAACAAGGACGGTGGCAAGGAGAAAGCCATCGACCATCCTTTGTACCACCTGTTACACGATGAGCCGAACCCGGAAATGACGGCATATTCCTTTTTTGAGGTGGCACTTACCCATTTGCTTTTGTGGGGCAATTCCTACAGTCAGATTATCAGAAATGGAAAGGGAGAGGTCATTGGTCTTTACCCACTCATGCCGGACAGAATGACGGTAGACCGGGATGAGAAAGGACATCTCTATTATGAGTACATGGTATCTTCCGATGATGCCCCGACAAATAAAGGTTCCACAGTAAGGTTAAAGCCGGAAGATGTCCTGCACGTTCCGGGATTATCCTTTGACGGTCTGGTTGGATATTCTCCAATCGCAATGGCCAAGAATGCCATCGGTCTTGGTATAGCAGCCGAGGAGTATGGAAGTAAATTCTATGCGAACGGGGCTGCACCAAGTGGTGTACTTGAACATCCGGGAACACTCAAAGACCCAAGCAAAGTAAGGGAAAGCTGGACACAGACCTTTGGCGGTTCTGCAAATTCCAACAAAGTGGCTGTACTGGAAGAAGGAATGAAATATACACCGATTTCCATCAATCCGTCCGAGGCACAGTTCCTTGAAACGAGAAAGTTTCAGGTAACGGAAATCTGCAGGATATTCCGTGTTCCACCACATATGGTTGCAGATCTTGAAAAGAGTTCCTTCTCCAATATTGAACAGCAGTCCTTGGAATATGTACAGTACACACTCCGCCCTTGGCTTACAAGACTGGAGCAGGCAATGGCACGGAAGCTGTTTACGGAAGAAGAGAAAAAGACCTATTTTGTAAAGTTCAATGTGGACGGACTCCTTCGTGGAGATTATCAGAGCCGTATGAACGGCTATGCCACAGCAAGACAGAATGGGTGGATGTCTGCAAATGACATAAGGGAACTGGAGAACCTTGACCGTATCCCTGCTGAACTTGGCGGGGATTTATACCTTATCAACGGAAACATGACAAAGCTTGAGGATGCGGGTATCTTCGCAGCCGATGGCACTAAAAATGGAGAGGAGGATTCCGATGAGGGACAAGAAGAAGTTCTGGAACTGGAAGAACAGGAAAGTTCTGAACCAGGAAACAAACGAAGAAATCGTAGAACGAACACTTGAGTTATACGGCACCATTGCCGAGGAGAGCTGGTTCGATGACGATTTTACACCTCAGATGTTCAAGGATGAATTGAATGCCGGAAGTGGTGACATTACGGTATGGATTAATTCTCCGGGAGGTGACTGTGTGGCGGCTGCACAGATTTACAATATGCTCGCAAATTACAAGGGGAATGTCACAGTCAAGATTGACGGCATCGCAGCATCGGCCGCATCCGTGATTGCTATGGCTGGACATACAGTTTTAATGTCCCCTGTCTCCATGATGATGATTCATAACCCTGCGACAGTAGCTTTCGGTGACCATACTGAAATGGAAAAGGCAATCGAGATGCTTGAGGGGGTTAAGGATTCAATCATAAATGCTTATGCATTAAAAACTGGTATGTCGAGGGCAAAGTTATCCCGCCTTATGGATGCAGAAACATGGATGGATGCAACAAAGGCCGTGGAACTCGGCTTTGCTGATGACATTATCACAAGAAATGCTTTTCCTACTAAGGAAGAGGATGAAGATGAGGATGAGCCGAAGGAAGGCGAATCCGAGAAGCAAGAAAGCACCGAAGAGGATGAGAAAAAGAAATCATCCAATTCCGTGCTTTTTTCACGCAAGGCAGTAAACAATGCCCTTCTTAACAAGTTGGAGGAGCATTATAAAAAGCCGGGCGTAGATGTAACCAAGCAGGCAGAAATCCCTGCTGTAACCAAAACGGATGGTGTATCTGCAAATGAAATCAGAAACCGTCTGGAACTAATCAAAAAGTATATTTAAGGAGGAACTCGAACATGAGAGTACAGGAATTAATTGAGAAGAGAGCAAAGGTGTGGGAAACAGCAAAGAACTTTGTGGATACCCACGAGGACAAGAACGGTAATCTTTCTGCAGAGGATAAGGAAACCTACAGCAGAATGGAGGCTGAAATTGAGGAACTTACCAATTCCATCGAAAGACAGCAGAGAGCCGAGAGAAGGGAGCAGGAACTTTCCAAGCCTGTAAATTCCCCGATTACCGGAAAGCCTTATAAGGATGAGCCACAGGGAGAAGTAAAAACAGGACGTGCATCGGATGAGTATAAGAAGGCTATGCTTACAGCACTCCGTTCCAACTTCAGACAGGTATCCAATGTCCTTCAGGAAGGTGTGGATGCAGATGGCGGTTATCTTGTGCCGGAAGAGTATGACCACAGACTTATTGATGTGCTTACAGAGGAGAATATCATGCGTGGTATTGCCACAAAGATTACCACTTCCGGGGAGCATAAGATTAATATCGCAGCCACAAAGCCTGCGGCAGCATGGATTGAGGAAGGTGGAGCATTGTCTTTCGGTGATGCAACATTTGACCAGAAGATTCTTGATGCCCATAAACTCCATGTAGCAATCAAGATTACGGAAGAGTTGCTGTATGACAATGCCTTCGGTCTTGAGAATTACATCATCACCGAATTTGGTAAGGCACTCGCCAATGCCGAAGAGGATGCATTCCTTAATGGTGATGGTGTCGGAAAGCCTACTGGTATCTTTGACAAGACCAAGGGTGGCGAATCCATCGGAACACTTACTGCAGCACTTAAGTCCGATGATATTCTTGACCTTATCTACAAGCTGAAGAGACCGTACAGAAAGAACGCATCCTTCATCATGAACGATGCTACCCTGGCACAGATTCGTAAGCTGAAGGATAACAACGGTCAGTACTTATGGCAGCCTTCTTATCAGGCAAATGAGCCGGATAAGATTCTCGGCTACAATATCAGAACATCTGCTTTCGCTCCTACAGATGCGATTGCCTTCGGTGATTATAAGTATTATAACATCGGTGACAGAGGTTCCCGTTCTTTCAAGCAGCTTAACGAGTTATTCGCCGGAAACGGTATGATTGGTTATGTTGCGAAGGAAAGAGTCGATGGTCTTCTTATCCTGCCGGAGGCAGTCAAGATTCTTGGTCTTAAGGCAGAAACAACCACAACGGCAACAAAATAGTAGCAATGGTTAAGGGAGTAGTGAAATGCTACTCCCTTTTATGTGAGGTGGAAAGATGATAATTACACTTGATGAAATGAAAAATTATCTGCGTGTTGACCACGATGATGATGACAAATTAATAAAAAGTCTGATTATATCTTCCGAGCAGTTATGCATGGATGTGGCGCGTATTTCAGATAAGGAATTATTCGAAAAACAGCCGTGTTCCAAAGTTGCTGTACTGTATGCAGTTGCATATTTGTACGAACACAGGGAAGATGCAAACCATCTGGAACTGACTCTTTCCATCCGTGCTTTGCTATCGGGAATAAGGCAGGAGGGATTCTGATGGATGTAGCACTTCTTAATGTGAAGATTACTTTTCAGAAAAACTCTGTTGAGGTTGATGCAATCGGTAACCATAAAAACGGATGGACAGATTATTATACCTGCCATGCCACGGTCAGTGGAGAGAGTGGTAATGAAAAGCATACAGCCGGGACAACGGTTGAGGATAGTGACCTTGCATTTACCATTCGGTGGTGCAGGAAAGCTGCTGAAATTGATGTCACGGGATACAGAGTAGTCTTTCATGGAGAACTCTATAACATCACATCGGTTGACCACATGAATTACAAGAAAAAGAGCCTTAAATTCAGATGTCAGAAAGTGAGGAGATAAGATGGCAAATGTATCAATCGACAATCTTGCCTCTGAAATCATGAAGGGTCTGCAAGAATATAAAGACCTTGCAACGGCAGATATGAAGACGGCTGTAAGAAAAGCGGGAAAATCAGTGAAGAAGGATATCCAGGCAAATGCTCCAAAGAAAACAGGTGCCTACTCGAAGAGCTGGTCAGTTAAGACCACGAAAGAGACTTCTGACTCTTTGGAACTTACAGTTTATTCACCAAAGAAATATCAGCTTGCACATCTCTTGGAAAAAGGTCATGCCAAAAGAGGCGGTGGAAGGACAAAGGCAATGCCCCACATCGCTCCTGCAGAAGAAAATGCAGTAAAGGAACTCGAAAATGACATCAAAAAGGCACTTGGAGGTTCGTGATGGAAGAGTTAGTGAAAATCATAGAAGAGATGGGTATCCCTTTTGCCTATGACCATTTTGCAGAAGGGGAAAGTCCTGACCCACCGTTTATCTGCTATCTTCTCCCGGACGATGAAAATTTCGCAGCCGATGGGAAGGTGTATTACAGGATAAGCGGAGTCAGGATAGAACTGTATACGGATTTTAAGGATCCGATATTGGAACAGAAAGTAACAGCCGTGCTTGACAGCCACGGCATTTTTTATGCAAGGAACGAGGTATGGATAGAGGATGAAAAACTCTATGAAGTAGCCTTTGAATTTGCAATGCCAGTATAAGGAGGAATCGAAGATGGCTAACAAGAAGAACAAGGTAAAGTACAACCTTAAAAATGTACATTATGCTCTGCTGAATATTGACGAGGCGGGCAATGTTTCCTATGGCACTCCCGTACCGATTCCGGGTGCTGTGTCAATCGGTCTTGATGCAAATGGTGAGCCAAGTAACTTCTATGCAGATGGGTATGCGTATTACACCATCAGCAACAACATGGGTTATGAAGGTGACCTTGAGATTGCAATGGTGCCGGAGTCCTTCCGTGTGGATGTACTGAAGGAACAGCTGGATGACAACAAGGTACTTGTGGAGAATGCAAATGTGGAAACTGCCAATTTTGCACTCCTGTTTGAATTTGACGGGGATATCAAGAAAATCCGTCATGTCCTTTACAAGTGTGCTGCAAGCCGTCCTTCCATCGAATCCCAGACAAATGAGGATGAAATCGAAGTGCAGACAGAGACACTTTCCCTTAAGGCAACACCGCTTGCAAACGGTTTTGTAAAGGCAAAGACCGGGGATGACACTACTGACGCTGTTTACCAGGATTGGTATAAAGCAGTTTATATGACATCCACCACAACAAATACAGAAAGTGAGGCAGAATCATGAGTATTGTAAAGAAAGTAGAAATTGATGGAAAGCAGGTGCCTTTCAAGGCATCTGCAGCCATCCCAAGAATTTACAGAATTAAATTTAACAGGGACATTTATAAAGACCTTCGTTCCTTGGAGAAGGCTGTGGGAGAAGGGGATGAGGAGAACTCAAATCTTGATTTGTTCTCCCTTGAGATGTTTGAGAACATTGCCTATGTAATGGCCAAACACGCAGACCCGAATATCCCGGACACCCCGGAAGAGTGGCTTGATGAATTCAATACCTTTTCTATTTACCAGGTACTGCCTTCCATCATTGAACTCTGGGGTCTGAATGTGCAGACGGAAGTGGAATCTAAAAAAAACTTCGCCCAACTGACCGCCCGATGACAACACCTTTATTTCTTCTACGATGCGTACAGCTTGGCATAAGCATTCGTGACCTTGACCTTCTTACTATTGGTCTTGTGAACGATATGTACGCAGAGAACGGGAATGATGATTATAAGGGGTATAAGGAACTGGCAACACAGGAAGACTTCGATAGATTCTGATTGAGAAATCAGCCTTTTTCTGCTATACTTTTTTATGGAAAAAGGCTGATGTTCGTCAGCGACAAATTTGAATTTGAGGAGGTGATAAGATGACAGCATATATGAGATTAAGATAATACCGCGAGTTGTGTTGCGGTACAACCGTATTACATAACTCGCTTTCGGGCAAGAATGTAATAATGGAGGATGTCATGAATAAAATTATTAGATTTAATGACAGCGAAAAGCTTTTTCGTTGTCCAATATGTAAACGAAAGTTAAAGATGGTAGGCAATAGTTTGCTGTGTAGTAATAAGCATTGTTTCGATATTTCTAAATTAGGATATGTGAATTTTGCATTAAATCAAAAGCAATCTAAGCATTATAGCAGAACTTCTTTTGAAAGCAGAATGGATATTTTAGAAAAGGGATACTATTCACATATTCTTACGGAGATAACACATATATTGAGCAAGCTTGAAAACATAACAACTATTCTTGATGTCGGATGTGGTGAAGGATATTATTCTAGAAAAATCAAAGAACTATTTCAAGCAGATATAGTTGCTTTTGATATTTCAAAAGATGCCATTTCCCTTGCTTCAAAAAGAGACGGTAGTAAGTCTATAAAGTGGTTTGTGGGTGATTTGGAAAATATGCCAATTAGAGACCACTCAGTAGACTGTATACTGGACATATTTACACCAGCTAATTATTTGGAGTTCAATAGAGTTCTGACGGATAGCGGCTATATTGTAAAGGTTATTCCTGGGAATAAACATCTGATGGAGTTCAGAAACATTGCAAAAGAACATTTGAAAAATCAAGAGTATTCCAATGAGAATGTGATTAACTTATTCAAGAAGCAGTATTCTGTTATTTACCAAAAAAGAGTTTCAGAATCATATGAAATGCCGTTAGAGGATATTAAAATTTTTGCAGACATGACCCCACTGCTCTTCCATGTAGATAAAACTGAGATTGATTTCAAAAAGCTAAAAACTTTGACGATTGATGCAGAGATATTTGTGGGAAGTCTATAACGCTTGAAACTTTCAGTTTTTCAAAGTGAATCATAAGTAAAATAAATGTATAGGCATCAATCCTTAAATGGGTTGGTGCTTTTTTAATGCTCGGAGAAATCCGGGCATTTTTTATGCCTAAATTTAGGAGAGAGGAGGTAACCTATGGCAAGCAGAATACAGGGTATTACTGTTGAGATTGGTGGGGATACCACCAAATTGCAGACTGCCCTTAAGGGTCTGAACGGAGAAATCAAATCCACACAGACGGCTCTTAAGGATGTCGAGAAATTATTGAAAATGGATCCAGGTAATACAGAACTTCTTGCACAGAAGGAAAAACTCCTGGCACAGGCTGTGGATGAAACAAAACAGAAGTTGGAAACATTAAAAACGGCAGCTGAACAAGCGAATACTGCACTTGCGAATGGAGATATTTCAAAGGAACAGTACGATGCCCTTCAGAGGGAAATTGTGGAAACAGAACAGAACTTAAGAAGTCTGGAAACACAGGCAAATCAGTCAGCTACGGCAGTACAGAAGATTGCCGCCACGGGAGAATCATTAAAGACCACAGGTGATAATATCTCCAATGCCGGAAAGAAACTTCTCCCAGTAACGGCTGCTGTGACGGGACTTGGAACGGCATCGGTCACTACGGCTGCGAACTTTGAAAGTTCCATGAGTCAGGTGCAGGCTACAATGGGAATCACAAAGGATTCCATGTCGACACTTGATGGGCAGAGTGTTAATACGATGGATGCCCTTTCAAACCTTGCAAAGGAAATGGGTGCATCCACAGCATTTTCTGCTACGGAGTGTGCCGAGGCTTTAAACTATCTTGCTCTTGCAGGTTACAGCACACAGGAAATGGCAGATACACTTCCTACGGTTCTTAACTTGGCGGCGGCTGGTGGCATTGACCTTGCGTCAGCATCGGATATGGTAACGGATGCCATGTCTGCCCTTGGAATGGAAACTGCCGAAGCTGATACGATGGTAGACCAGATGGCAAAGACGGCTTCTACCACCAATACATCTGTTGCACAATTAGGAGAAGGTATTCTTACTATTGGTGCAACAGCAAAATCCATAAAGGGTGGAACGGCAGAACTTAACACGGCACTTGGTATTCTTGCGAATAATGGTATCAAGGGTGCAGAGGGTGGTACGCATCTTCGAAACATTATCCTGTCTTTGCAGAACCCAACCGATCAGGCGGCTGCGAAGATGGAGGCACTCGGTGTGTCTGTATATGACTCCGAAGGTAATATGCGTTCCATGAATGATATCCTTGGGGATTTGAATACAAGCATGGAGGGTATGACTTCCGAAGATAAGGCAAATATCATATCCACCATTTTCAATAAGACTGACCTGTCATCCGTCAATGCACTGCTTGCCAATACGGGAAGTACATGGGACAACTTACAGTCATCTATTGAAAACAGTGCAGGTGCAGCACAGCAGATGGCAGACACACAGCTTGATAATTTACAGGGACAGTTAACATTACTTAAGTCAGCTCTTGAAGGGCTGGCTATTTCTTTTGGTCAGTTACTGATGCCTGCATTAAAAAGTATCGTGGGTGCGGTGCAGAAGGTAGTGGATTGGCTAAACTCCCTTGATGAGGGTACGAAGAAAGTCATTGTCACGGTTGCACTTGTAGCTGGGGCATTGGGACCAGTGCTTATTGTTGTGGGGAAGGTAATCTCTGCTGTTGGTACGATTATGACGATTGTTCCGAAGATTGCCGGGGTTATCAATACTGTCAAAACAGCTTTTATGGCCTTGAATGCCACGATGCTTGCAAACCCGATAGTGCTGATTGTTGCAGCTATTGTTGCTCTGATAGCAATCTTTGTAGTGCTTTGGAATAAATGTGAAGGTTTTAGAAACTTCTGGAAAGGATTGTGGGAAGGTATCAAGAATATCGTATCTACAGTTGTGGAGGCACTTAAGGGTTTCTTTACCGGGGTTATCGATTTTGTGAAGAACAACTGGCAGGCATTACTTTTGATGCTTGTGAATCCGTTTGCCGGGGCATTTAAGTTGCTGTATGACAACTGCGAAGGGTTCAGGAACTTCATCAACGGAATACTTGAGAAGATTAAGACAGCACTCACAAATGCATGGACGGCCATTACAACAGGAATACAGACTGCTTGGAATGCAATATCAAGTTTCTTTACTACAATATGGGAGGGCATCAAGACCATATTCAGTACGGTACTTGAGGCAATCAAGACAGCAATTACCACCTATATCAATGCGTATAAGACTGTCATAACCACGGTGTTTAATGCAATCAAAACGGTTGTTACCACAGTCTGGAATGCGATAAAGACGGCTATTGATACGGTACTGAATGCAATCAAGACGGCAATGACTACGGCTTGGAATGCTATCAAGACCACGGTCACTACTGTGGTAAATGCCATCAAAACGGTCATTACCACAGTGTGGAATGCCATCAAAACAGCAATCACTACGGTTATGAATACCATTAAAAGTACGATAAGCAGTATCTGGAACGGCATAAAATCAACTATCAGCGGTATTGTGAATGGGATTAAGAGTACGGTATCCACCGTGTTCAACAATATGCTTTCCGCCATAAAAAATATAGTGGGAAAGATTGCATCTTCTATTAAGAGTGGATTTCAGACGGCTATCAGCTTTATCACGAGCCTTCCTTCACAGGCATTGCAGTGGGGCAAGGACATGATAATGGGAATCGTAAATGGTATCAAGAGTTGTATCAATGCCGTGGGAGATGCCGTTAAGAGTGTGGCTGACAAGATTAAGTCCTTCCTTCACTTCTCCGTGCCGGATGAGGGACCTTTGACGGAGTACGAGTCTTGGATGCCGGACTTTATGAATGGTCTTGCAAAGGGCATCGAGAAGAGTAAGGGTGTTGTTGCTAAAGCGGTGGAGGGGGTGTCACAGGACATGGTAATCAATCCGAATGTGAATGCAACCTCGGCTGCAATGGAAAGCACATCAAATTCATCTGCACAGAACACGGCAAGCATTGTGGGTGCAATCCATGATGCCATTGCAGGACTCAATATGCAGGGTGGTAACATTTCCATTCCTGTTTATATCGGAGGAACACTTCTTGATGAAGTGGTCGTGAATGCACAGCAGAGAATAAACCTAAGAAGCGGAGGAAGATAAATGGCACATATTCAATATTTGAACTTTGATGGAGAAGACCTGCCACTTCCTGTCAGCTATGATGTTGGCTTGTCGGATGTGGAGGCAGATTCGTCAGGGGAAACGGAAGCCGGGACAAGGCAGAGAGATCTGGTAAGGAGCGGGGTGGTGGAAATATCCTGCTCCTTTAATGTCAGTCCCACATGGCTTAAGAAACTGACTATCTTTCGGAACAGACCAAAGATAACAGTGAAATATTTTGACACAGGAACATTGGAGATAAAGCAGACACAGATGTACATTGACGGATTCAAGTCGGGACTACAGAAAGATACTTCGTTTAAGGGGTTGTGGACTGTGTCATTTACATTAAAGGAATTTTAGAAAGGGGTGGTCTGATGTATCCAGTCAGTGATGAGTATTTAACAGCAATTCAGGATAATACAAGGTCTTATTATTTTGAAGGCTGTATTACCACGAAGGCAGGCATTCAATATCCCTTTACCAATAAAGACATCGTAAAAGGCAGTGGCTATATAACCAACCAGTGCAGTGGAAATAATGAAATAGAGATTGGTTCCGTGTATGCTGCGGAACTCGGTATTACTCTTTATACGGATGTGGACAGATATACTTTGGAAGGTGCAACGGTGACCATCAGCTTTTTCCTTCAGCTGGCAACCGGGAACTATGAAGAAGTACCTCTTGGAATTTTTGAAGTGAGCGAGGCGAACAGAACCATTAACTGCCTTGCTATTAAAGCATATGATTATATGCTCCGATTTGATAAGGCATTCAAAAATAAGGTCAGCAGTGGTACGGCTTATGACCTGCTTTCCCTTGCCTGTGAGGAGTGTAAGGTGGAACTGGCACACACGCAGGAAGAGATAGAAAGCTGGAACAATGGAAAGATTCTGCTTGGTATCTATGGAGAAAATGACATAGAAACATGGAGGGACATTCTTTATTATGTGGCACAGGTGCTTGGGTGCTTTGCGACCATCAACCGTTTTGGGAAACTGGAACTTCGAAAGTATGGCAACACATCCGTGCTTGATATCCCGGACACACAGCGGTTCAGCAGCAGTTTTTCTGATTTTGTCACAAGATATACAGCCATCAATTCCACGAATAACAGGACACAGACAGCAGAGTATTATGCGTTGGACCCGGATGACGGTCTTACCATGAATCTTGGAGTCAATCCGTTGCTGCAGTTTGGACTTACGGAAACAAGAAAAACCATACTGCTCAATGTGTTAAATGACATTTCAAAGATAAATTATGTGCCGTTTGATTCGGCTACCATAGGAAATCCGGCATTTGACCTCGGTGACATCATAACCTTTTCCGGGGGACACGCAGATGAGAAACAGATTACCTGCATTACGAAATATGAGTTCAAAGTCAATGGAAAACACACCTTGCAGTGCGTTGGCAAGAATCCAAGGCTTGCAGAGGCAAAGAGCAAGAATGACAAGAACATCAGCGGTTTGTTAAATCAGGTGGAGGCAGGAAAGATTGTAGTACATACTTTCATGAATGCTTCGCCATATACCATTGGCTCTGTGGATACGGAGATTGCAAGCATTGAGTTTGCATCCAATGAGGATACAGATGCACAGTTCCATGCAAGCATTTTACTGCAGGTGGATGCAGATTCCGTGACAAAGACAGGAAAAGCAAAGGGAACGATTACCATTCCGTCAGCTGCATCCGGGGAGACGAATACTTCTGTGGACGCAGAACTGGATGTGAACCTTACCGATGATGGGCAAGCTGTGATTACGGTAACCTACATCATAAATGACAATGTGCTTACAACATATGTGCCGATTGAAACGATGCATTCCGGCAGACACATTTTGAATCTGTATTATCCGTTAAGTGGACTGGAGGCAAATGCCTATAATACTTTCCGGGTAAGAATGCGAATATCGGGTGGCACGGCACTCATTGACAGAGGACAGGGTATCTGTACCATAAGCGGACAGGGACTTTCTTCCAATAATGTATGGGACGGCCGTCTTGAATTTACAGAGACCTTGGAAGAACTGATAGGAACAGCCGGAACAATGCCTGTAAGGGAAACAACAGCATCCATAAAGATGCATACGGAAGTTCCAAAGCCTGTAGGCATTACGGATTTGTTCTCACTTGTTTCTTTGGAGTCTTATGGTGTGATGGGAATTGCAGAAACAGTCAGTGTTAATCCTGTGATTGTAACGGAAATCATAGAAACTGCTGACGAGGCAGAGATGACCTTTAACAGATATTATGTGAAGACAGATTCAGTATTCGAATTCCAGACGGACTATAAGTTTACAAGTCAGGAATATCCAATCGATTCCGGCAGAATGGCAAAGGTGGTAACCAATACAGAGCAGTTTGCACGTATTGATGAATTGGAGGTGTCGGAGAATGGCTAATTACAGTTCCCTTGAGGAAATGCTTAATACAACAGAAAATATGCAGCATCTGGTTGTAAGTGCCGGGCATGACGATGACACCATGACTTTTGATGGTGTGGACTGGTTCATGTTTAATGGCATAAAGGCATCCAGCCTTTATGTCAATGGTAACAGCTGGATAGGACTTGGGACAAATGCAGAGCAGTTACTTGTATGCCGAAGGGATGCCAAGATGTGGGATTTCTATAGGGAGGAGGCAACCCTCTTTAATGTGTACAGAGTCCTGAAAATCAGATGGGAAGGATATGCACAGTACAACAGCACTTCTTCGGATGTCCGTCTTATTTACGAATGGTTCTTTTTTGAAACCGGGGATATTATGCTGAATCTGATACAGCCACCAAAGAGCAGTGGTTATCTTGGCAGTAATCGAATCAATGGCGGAGTGAATCAGAATTTTAATGTTACGGCAGGTGTATCAGAATATGTATCTCTCTATCATGAGGATGATACGGGTACTGTTTATACCATGAAATATGAACTGTTGGATATTAATCCGCCTTATGACCACAGATACCTGCTATCGGATAAGGAAGGAAAGTATTACAGAACGAAACATGAAAAGGCATTCGTTGATGCAGTGGTGTTTAAGGGGTATCAGTGTATCCGAACAGGCATTATTCCAGATCAGGATACAAGGGTTGTGGTTACGCTCAATACTTCTTCCTTTGGAGATTATGCTTTGTTTGGAGCAAGAACAAGTACATCCGAAGATAAATTTGGAGTATTTCTTACAAGTTCTACACAGATGAACGGACAATATGCCACCGAGTCCGTAACGGCAGAAGTGGATGATTATTCCGGCATTGATGTGACTGTGGAACTTTCCAAGGAAGGATTAAAAAGGGATGGAGTTGTGATTGCAGAGTTTACAGAGGCAGAATTTGTAGCCCACGTGGAACTTGTGATTGGAACCTATAATACCAACGGCACACTTGATTCAAGGTATTTCAAAGGACAGATTACAAAGATTGAGGTATGGCAGGGCGAGGAACAGCAGCTTGATTTGATTCCATGTGTGGATGAGAGTTTGCAGGTCTGTTTTTATGATAATCTGTCCGGGAACTGTTTTTATAACAGCGGATATGGAAAACTTGGGTTTGTGGATGCAGAAGGGAAATATGATGAGGCTACAAAGCTGGTGGAGGTTACTTTTGAAGAACTGACCGCAGAAATCTTTCGGTCAGAGGGTTTTGAGGATTTCCCAAGAAGTGAGGTACTTACAAGACTTGTAAATCCGTCATTATTATACTGGCATGATTCCGAGGATGATTTGCCGACAATGGCAGTTACCCTTAAGGCAGTGCCACCTGTTCAGACTGTCTATTCAAAGAATACACAAATGATTGACAGCACAATCCTTGGAATAGAAAAAGTCGAGATTGAGGCAGACGATACGACCTTGTTTGCTTTCTCCTTTGATGCCGGGCAGACTTGGAAGGCATATATCGAGAATGCGTGGGTCAATTTATCGGAAGAGACAAGTGGCATGAGCAGGGAAACAGTGGAGTCAATCGGAACGGATGCCTGGGCAATTGCAAACGAGCAGATGCAGTACATGGTTCGGTTCACTCTGATTGAGGGCGGGTATTGTAAACGCATCATCATTCATTATATCAATTAGGAGGCGGTAAGATGCTGAAAGGAAAAACGGTTATAGAACTGAAAAATGCCGTAACAGGCGAGGTGGAGAAATACGAGGATGAGAATATGGTAACCAAAGCCATCCCGGATTTTTTCTCCCATAACATCGAGGGGCTGCTCTTTAATATGAATGGCAGTCCGAATGACCTAAACGGGAACATGATTCCTCTTTGTAAAAATGGTATTGGTGGAATCCTTCTTTTTGCGGATCCATTGGTGGAGGATGAAAATGTGTATTATGCTCCGTCAGCGAATCCTTGTACCGGGTATGCATCCAATGATGTAAATTCCACGGCAAATGTCATGCGGGGAAGTTTGAACCTTACGGAAAGCATGAAACTGGACAAAGGCTATAAGTTCGTGTGGGATTTTGCAACCAGTCAGGCAAATGGAACAATCTCTGCTGTGGCTTTAACACATAAGTGGGGTGGTATCGGGTATATGGGAGATGCATACGATAATGGTTCAAAATCCTGGCATATGAAAGATATAGGTATTGATGCAAATGCAGTGACGAGAACAGCTTATCTTAATGTGGTTGAGGTGAATTTTGAAGGTAATTATTTTATGACGATTGGTTTGAATACAAGTAATGAGATAGTAATTCAAAAAATCAGAAAAGCCTACAGACAAGTGGGATTAAATGATACATTGCTAGATAATCAGGCTATTGTTTTGGAAGAAAATAAGCTGACCCCGACAATTTTTATTATGAGTAATCCGAGTAATAACAGCGGAAACTATGATTTTATTGATGGTAAAAATGGTTATTGGTATGGATTCTGGCATGATGCAAACAGCAGCGGAAATGCAATTGTGAAGTGGATTAAGATTAAAAAGTCGGACTTTTCTTTTTCGGAAGGGACATGGACACTTGATAATTGTCAGATACAAAGTGCAGGATACCGTTCTGGATATAATACAGGACCTAGCAGAAATGTTCAAAGTGTGATCTTAAATGGATATGTTTATATGATGTCTTATGACAGACAATCCGTCTATAAAATTAACATTGATAACGCTGCCGATGTAACACAAATCAAGCTAGGGTTCACCTCAAATTATAGTGTTGCGGGGGCGTATCGTAATAACGGCAATCTGTATATGGCCAGTATTGGCGACTGGATTATTGGATCCGATTTTAGAATAGCATCCGATGATACAGTTTATAAGTGTGCTAATACGATGCCATTCAGTTATACCTGCACACCATTATTTCAATATGGACCATTTTTGATAGGTTATGGAGCGTACTACGGCAATTCTGTCAGAAGAGAATTGTTTATGAGGACACCTTATCTTGCCACCATCAATAATCTGTCTACCTCGGTTATTAAGACGGCAGACAAGACAATGAAAATCACATATACGATTGAGGAGCAGTAAGCATCTATCAGAAATGGTAGGTGCTTTTATTATGCACAAATTTGAAGGGAGGAAGGCTCATGAGTGAAAAAATCATGGAACTCATTACATGGCTTGGTGCGTTGGGAATACCTTCCATTTTTGCCATGACAGCGTGGTGTATCAGATGCTGTCTGCAGTACACCAGACAGCTGAAAGTGCTGGCAAAGGCACAACAGGCACAGATGAGGTCACAGCTTTTGGAACAGTACCATTTTTATATGGACGATGGCTGGATTTCAGAGGAACACATGGAGGATTGGGAAAATCAGTACCAGGCATATCATAGCCTTGGTGAGAACGGAATCCTCGACAGCAGACGGGCAGAATTATTGAAACTGCCAAATAGAAAACCAAATAAGGAGGAACAGGACAATGAGTAATTATTGGAAGAAGTGGCTTACAGCAGCCGGAATCAGAGCAGTCAAGACCGTGGCTCAGACAGCGGTCGCAACGATTGGTACATCTGCCGTTTTGGGAGATGTGAACTGGATTATGGTGGCATCTGCATCAGCACTTGCTGGCATTTTGTCATTGCTTACAAGTATTGCAGGTATCCCGGAAGTGAAGGAGAGTGATGAGTAATGAAACTTGTGGAGAGTATTCTTACAAAGAATCCGTGCTATACGGCAGGAAGAAAAATTGAAGTAAAAGGTCTTATGTTGCACTCGGTTGGATGTTCCCAGCCGAGTGCTCTTGCTTTTATCAAGAACTGGAACAGTCCGTCATTTGACAGAGCCTGTGTTCATGGCTTTATTGATGGAAATGACGGCACGGTTTATCAGACACTTCCGTGGAATCATCGTGGGTGGCATTGTGGTTCATCCATCAATGGTTCTGCGAACAATACCCATATCGGGGTGGAGATGTGTGAGCCATCCTGCATTACCTATGTTGGCGGGGCAACATTCAAGTGTTCTGACATTGCTACGGCAAAAGCTGTGGCAGAAAGAACTTATGAGGCAGCTGTGGAGTTGTTTGCCATGCTCTGTAAGAAGTTTTCATTAGACCCACTCGCTGATGGTGTCATCATTAGCCACAAGGAAGGACATAGCAGGGGAATTGCATCCAACCACGGTGATCCGGAGCATTTGTGGTCACAGCTTGGAATGGGATACACAATGGATACCTTCCGTAAAGCCGTGAAATCTGCAATGAGTGACTCTGAAAACAAGAAAGAGGGTACACAGGCAGCTGTGTTTGCAGGGCTTTCAGAGAAAGATGCCGTGTCGGTTATTGGGGAATTGTGTCGAGAAGATATGAAGAAGAGTGGCATCCTTGCATCCATCTCGGCAGCACAGTTTATTCTTGAAAGTGGATATGGTAAGAGTGAACTCGGGCAGAATGCCAATAATATGTTTGGCATGAAGAAATCCTTGTCCGGGAACACATGGACAGGCTCTACTTGGGATGGCACATCCGTTTATACCAAGAAGACACAGGAGCAGAATGCAGATGGCTCATATGAAACCATCACGGCTGATTTCAGGAAGTATTCCTGTGTGGAAGATTCGGTTGCAGACCATTCTGCATATCTGCTTGGTGCCAAGAATGGAAGGTCACTCCGTTATAAGGGAATCAAGGGTATGACAGATTATAAGGCTGTGGCACAAATCATCAAAGACGGAGGGTATGCTACTTCACTTACCTATGTGGAGAAGCTCTGCAATATCATCGAGAAGTGGAATTTGACACAGTATGATGTAACGGATGCACCTGCGCCAAAACCATCAACACCAGATACTGTGACGGAGTTCCCGGCTACACCATTTTCGGTTAAGGTCATTATTGATGATTTGAATTATCGTTCAGAGCCATCTATGAATGGAAAGGTCAACGGACAGACTGGAAAAGGTACCTTCACAATCATGGAAGTAAGAAACGGCGGATGGGGTAGGCTTAAGAGTGGAGCAGGTTGGATCTGGCTTTCAAATCCTACTTATTGCACTGTCGGTAAAACTGTGAAAATTACCGAGGATAAGAAAAAGTCCATTGATGAACTTGCAAAAGAGGTCATTCGTGGAGACTGGGGCAATGGAACGGAACGCAAGGAGAAACTTACGGCTGCCGGATATGACTATGCCGCCATTCAGAAGAGAGTAAATGAAATGCTAAAGTAGGTGACTATGGAAATTTTATGTATTGTTCTGATGATTCCATTTTATCTTGCCATTTGTAAATGCGTGGATGATGCCAGAATTGAATTTGAAGAACTTCAAAAGTGGATAGAAGATAGTAAGTAGAGTTAAGGCTCGGAGGGAGAAATCCTTCCGGGTCTTATTTTTTTTGCCTATTTTCAAAAATATTCTTTGAAATTGGTAGTTTTGGCAATTTCCAATACATAGCTGTCAAAGGGAATGGATTTGTTCCCAAGGACAGGAGATGGAAGATATGCAAGTAACAAAACTTAGTAGTGACTGTGCAATGGAACATTGCCATGAAGTAAATAAGCAGACAGACGAAGAATTGCAGAGAGAATATGACTTTTATATGGCAGAGAAAATCGTAAAAAAGATGCTTGAAAGTGGTCTGATTTCTGATGTCGAATGTACCAGAATATCGGCAGAAAACCGCCGTATTTTCTCTCCGTTATTAGCAGAATTAGCTTGATATAGTGCCGATACTACGGGGTAATGGTACTGACCGAAGGGAGGTTGAGACGATGGCAATAATTACGAAAATTGAAGAAAACAAAGCCGTCATAGGAAAGAAGAAGGTTGCAGCTTACTGCCGAGTTTCTACAGACCAGGATGATCAGCTTTTGTCCCTTGAGACACAGAAGGCTCATTATGAATCTTGGATACAAGGACACTCTGATTGGGAATACGCAGGGCTATATTACGATGAGGGATTAAGCGGCACCAAGATGGATACCAGACCGTCACTTTTAAGAATGATGGAAGACTGCAAGCATGGACTTATCGATTATGTGGTAACAAAGTCAGTCAGCCGTTTAGCAAGAAATACGGCTGATTTCCTAACCATAGTGAGAACACTGCTTGACCTTGGAATACCCATTTATTTTGAAAAGGAAAATATCGATACAGGCTCGATGGAAAATGAGTTGATGCTTTCGATTATGAGCAGCATAGCAGAAAGCGAGTCGGTTTCCATTTCAGAAAATAACAAGTGGAGCATTCAGAGGAAGTTCAAGAACGGAACCTATAAATGTTCATACCCGCCTTATGGATATGACTGGGATAAGAAGAATGGCGAGATGGTGGTTAACCCTGAACAGGCAGAGATTGTGAGATATATTTTTGCACAGACCCTTGCCGGAGTTGGAACTCATGATATTGCAAAAGACCTTATGGCAAAGGGAGTTCCTACCAAGAAAGGTGGAAAGTGGACGGGGCATACAGTAAACGGCATCATCAGAAATGAGAAATATACCGGGGATTGCCTTTTCCAAAAGACTTACACGGATTCTTCTTTTGTGAGACGCAGAAACCTTGGAGAGTTGGATCAGTACTATGTGGAAGACCATCACGAGGCAATTATCAGCAGAGAAGATTATGAGGCGGCCAATGATGTAATCGACAGAAGAAGGCAGGAAAAGGGCATCGAACTGGATAATGGGAAATACCAAAACAGATATCCTTTATCCGGGAAGGTCATTTGTGGAGAGTGCGGAGGAACTTTTAAGAGAAAGACTTATACCCATAAGGTGGTTCTTGCCTGCACACAGCACATTGATGATAAGGAAAAATGCTCCATGAAGTATGTAGACCTTGAGGCGGTTGAAGTTGCCTTTGCGACAATGATGAACCGACTGGTTTATGGAAGAAATAAAGTGTTGAGACCATTTTATGAAGCATTGCAGCAGAGCAATCAGACCGAGGCACTCCTTAAAATCCATGACATTCAGGAACAACTCGATGCCCTGGTAGAAAAGAAACAGACCATCAAGGGATTATTTGCAAAGGGAGTGATTGAGCCTGCGGTTTATACACAGAGCCTTAATGGAGTAACAGCTGAAGTTGAAAGGCTGACAACGGAAAAGGATGCACTTTCCTACATAGCCAGTTCGGAGATTTCACACATCGAAGAGACAAGAAAACTTTTATCCTTTGCAGACAAGGGAGAGTTCCTTGACGGCTTTGATGGGGAGATTTTTGAAACCTATGTAGACAGAATTGTAGTAAAAAGCCAAACGGAGCTGGAGTTCCAAATGAAGTGCGGACTGAATTTGATAGAAAGGATTTGATGAATATGGGACACACACCTTACGGATATCGTATTGAAAACGGCAATGCAGTTATAGAACCAAAGGAAGCAGAGGCTGTTGTAAAAATGTGTGAAGGCTATCTTGGCGGTCTTTCACTTAAGGCAGCAGCAGAGACAGCCGGGATAGTTGCTACCCACTGTCAGGCAAAAAGAATGATGCAGAATGAGAAGTATTTAGGAACAGATTATTATCCGGCAATACTTACAAGGGATGTGATGGATGAGGTTAAGGCAGAACTTGAAAAGAGAGCCACAGGACTTGGCAGAGTATTTGAGCCAAGGGAAAAATCAAAAAGGGAAGTGCAGAAAGCATTTTATTTTGGAAATGAAGAGACGAGATTTCAAGATCCGTACAAACAGGCTGAATACTTGTACGGACTTATCGAGGGGGTGCAGATGAATGGCTAATGTTACGATGATTCCTGCCCGTGTGAATAGAAGGGCAAAGAGAGAAGAAAAGGAAACCGAAATACCAAAGACTAGGGTTGCAGCTTATTGCCGTGTTTCTACGGACAGTGATGAACAGGCAACCAGTTATGAAATGCAGGTGGAGCATTATACGGAATACATCAGTAAGAATCCCGGATGGGAACTTGCAGGCATTTATGCCGATGATGGTATCAGTGGCACCAACACCAAGAAGAGAGAAGACTTTAATCGAATGATTGAAGATTGCATGGCAGGTAAAATCGACTTTGTGATTTCAAAATCCATCAGCCGATTTGCCAGAAATACGCTCGATTGCCTTCAGTATATCAGACAGCTTAAGGACAAGGGTATTGCAGTATTCTTTGAAAAAGAAAACATCAATACGATGGATACAAAGGGAGAGTTGCTCCTTACCATTATGGCTTCACTTGCACAGCAGGAATCTGAAAGTTTATCCCAAAATGTAAAGTTGGGACTACAGTTCAGATACCAAGCCGGGAAGGTGCAAGTCAACCATAATCGATTTCTTGGATACACGAAGGATGATGATGGAAACCTTATCATTGAGCCTACTGAGGCAGCAGTCATCAAAAGGATATACAGAGAGTACCTTGAAGGGGCAAGTTATAGGGATATTTGTAACGGCCTTATGGCAGACGGAATACTTACCGGGGCGGGTAAAAAGAAATGGATTCCAAGCACCATTCATAAGATTTTATCAAATGAGAAGTACATCGGTGATGCCCTTCTTCAGAAGACCATTACCACGAACCTACTTGAGAAGAAAAGGGAAATCAATAATGGCCTTGCTCCACAGTACTATGTGGAAGACAGCCACGAAGCCATTATTCCGAGAGACCTTTTTATGAGGGTTCAGGAAGAAATGGTACGAAGAGCCAATCTTAGGAGTGGTGAGGACGGAAAGAAGAAACGCATCTACAGTAGCAAGTATGCCCTTTCAAGCCTCTGCACCTGCGAAAAGTGCGGAGACATTTATCGAAGAATCGCATGGAACAACAGGGGAAAGCATTCTACAGTATGGAGATGTTGCACCAGGGTAGAACACGGTCCCGGCGAATGTGATGCACCTACCATTCAGGAAACAGATCTGCAAGCGGCAGTTATGAAAGCAATAAACAAGGTGGTGGGGCAGAAAAGCACGGTAATCGCAAACCTTGAAACCATTCTGGAGCAGACAGTCATTTGTGCAGATGAGGAACTTGCAGAACTTGACGAGAAAATAAAAGCGGTACAGCTTGAGCTTGTCGACAGAGCCACTTCATCAGAAGGCTATGAGGACTTGGCAAGAGAATCTGATAGGCTGAATGAAGAAAAGCAGAAGATTCTTGTAACCCTTGCTGAAGATAAAGGCAGACAGGAAAAGAAAGCAGAACTCATTGACTTCCTTCATGAGCAGACCAACGAGTTTGAGGAGTTTGATGATGGCTTGGTCAGAAGGCTTATTGAGCAGATAACGGTGCATGAGAGTGGAACATTTACAGTTGAATTTAAGAGTGGAACTATGGTGGAAGTATAA